AATGGAACAAAGAGTGAGAGTGGTAAAAAATACAGTACAAAATAATTAATAAATAAATAAAAAGATATGGCAATTATTCCAAGTGACGAGAAAGTGTTCATGGTCGATAAAAGAACAAATACAATATATGGTGGTAGTGCAGCTTTACAAGCTATGCAACAATGGTACACAATGCAGGATGTGATTGATTCTGTAGGTAGTGTAACACTATATAAAGTAGCATCAACAACATATCAAACCGCTGCTGGTGCCTTGCAAAGCATTTCGGCGCCAATATCAAGTAGTATATTTACAGATGGCGATTTATTGAAATTAAATGCTGTTATAACTACGACAGCGGCGAGCGTTGCCATTGCGACAATAGAATTTTATATAAATTCTGCGGCAACAATATCCGGAGCAACTTTGATAGGTAGATACAATGGCCCTATTGGTAATCAATATATTCCTATAGATAGATTCTTTTGGGTATCTGGCACAACACTTTACGGAAGGGATTTTACAGCCAGTGCATCAACATCAACATCTAACTCAGCGTTTGCAATCAATAGCGTTGCAATTCCAGCAACTAATTTTTACATAATTACACAGGTTACAACAACATCAACGGATAGAGCTTGCATATCATCATTTCAAATAGAAAAATCATAAATAAAATGTTATGGCAATAATACCTAGTACACAAAAAATATTAACTTCTAATGAAGCGGTTAATACAACTTATGGAGGATCACAAGCATTGAAAGAACTTAACACGTGGTACACAATGGAGGATATATCTAATACAGTTAAACCTTACAAAGTATTCACTGCTTTATTAACACAGAGTGGAAGTGATGGGGCCGCACAAGGAATTAGTAGTTCTCCTTTAATTATAGGAGCAACTTATTACATTGAAGATAATGGTGGTAGTGGATGGGACTTTACCAATGTTGGTGCACCTAATAATGATTTATTTACTTATTTTGTTGCAACAGGAGAAAACCCAAATTCTTGGGGAATTGATGGACTGCTTGGTTACACTCCAGGAGCTCCAGTAGCAACTGTATTAGAGAACACTATTGGGAATGTATGGTTTAGTTATAATGGAAATGGCATGTATATAATGAATAGCGCTAGTTTATTTACATTTAATAAAACCATCGGATTTGCTGGTGGGCAACAATTTGGAAATGCTACTGGAGACCCAGTATTTATTATGTATCTACAGAATATTAATGAAATATCCATAGAGACACCAAGTGGTATGGACGACATGTTGATAGGTGCTCCAATCGAAATAAGAGTATACTCATAATGAAACTACCACTGATACCACAAGACAAAGCAAATCATTTTATATATGGATTTTTCATATATATAATAGCGTGTTTATTTGTATCTAATCCAATAGCATTTGGGGTGGTATGTTTATTTGCATTGGGAAAAGAAATTAAAGACCAGGTGGTTTATGGTGGATTTGATATATTTGATATGACTTCTACAATACTACCTGCGGGTATAATGATAAGTGTTTTATAATTAAAATAAGGTATCATGAAAATGAAAGGTATAGGTCCTCAAGGGCTAGGGACAAGTAAAAATAACGGCTACACTGTTGGAGAAGCGAGTGGAAGAGGATGTGGCTGCAATGGTAATTGTGGTTGTAGCCCATTACATAAAACTGCTGCATGGACACGTAAAGAAGGCAAAGATCCTAAAGGAGGATTAAACGCTAAAGGTGTTGCAAGTTACAGAAAAGAGAACCCGGGGAGTAAACTACAAACAGCGGTGACAAAAAAACCATCGGAATTAAAACCTGGTAGCAAAGACGCTAACCGCAGAAAATCTTTCTGTGCTAGGATGTCTGGTATGCCAGGCCCAATGAAGAAACCAAACGGAGAACCAACAAGAAAAAAGCTTGCATTAGACAAGTGGAACTGTTAATAAAATAAACAATGGCAATAATATATAGTTATCCAATAGCAACGCCCATATTATCAGACACGGTAATAGGTAATCAATTTGACTTCGATGGTAATACAACAAAATCATTTTCAATATCGGATATAGTTGATTTAGCTGTAAATACAAATGTAACTCCAAAATGGATTAAATCAAATGAATCTCTTTCTTTAGCACAAAGAAAAGATGATGTGTTATATGGTATTTTAGATAAATACACAGGGGAGGAAATGACTTTATCAAAAGTAATTGGAACCCCCGTGGTTGATGGAATTATTTATTTTGAATTAGGTCTTGAATATTTTAAAAGAAATTATACGGATATAGATCCTTATATGTTTGGAGCAAAAGGAAACGGTGTAAATAATGACACTTTAGCTTTGCAAAACTCCATAAATTTCTGCGAAACAAGCGGTGATAAATTAGAATTAAAAGGTAATTTTCTTTCAAATACTATTACATTTGATAATGGTGATATAGATATTTTTACAGATTGTCAAATACAAGCAATTACAGATGTTGATTTGATAATAGTTGATGGTTGTAGAATAAAGCATACTGGAAGTTTAACGTTAAGAGGCACTAATAGATTAGGTACATCAAGAGGTATTGTTATAAGAAATGGATCGAAAGGAACTTGTTTCGATAAGATTTACTTAAATAATTTTAGTTTGGGTATTGACTATGAAGCTTTAGGAAATAATAATGGTATTGCTTGGAATTTTATTGAATGTAGAGAATTAAGTAAAACATATAGAGCTGGGTATATAAAAGGAGCTCAAGTAAGTAATACAAATATTTATAATATTGGAGAAATAACAACTACAGAGCCATTAAATATAAAAACAGGTTTTATAGTTATTTTAGATAAATCTTACCCTATTGTAAAAAAACCAAGTACAACTAATGTTTATTATGTTGGTGATTTTTATAACATGCCCGCTTGGAATGGACTTCCTGAGACTAAACTGTGGCATTGTACCGGGGGAGGTATTTTACATCAAAAACATACAGACAACGGAGCAATAGATTATAAAACATTGAACATGGTTGGATTAGATGGTTCAAGTCTAACCATTCAATCATTATATGGTGTAACGGTTAACGGTGGTGAAATAGAGGGCAACTTGACAAACGTTTGTGTTGGGGGCATTTACATGGACGGAATAAACCCAGTGACAATGCTAAGTATTAGAAGTGCATTTTACGGAATACATACCGAAGGTAATATAGCTGATCAACCAACAGTTTATTCAGGAAGAAAAAGTAATATAGTTTTTGAGGGATGTTTAATGACAAGTGGCGTTAGAGTAGCTTCCCCGGAAACAGGCGTTAAATTTCATTCCTGGAGAGGAAGTGATAGATTGTCAAATGTATATTCTAGTACACAAAATGACTTTCCAACTATACAACCAATCAATCCTGATTTTAAAGTTTTTAGGGATGTATCTACTGTTACTGATCCAACGCTTTTAGTTTTAGCTGACCTTGTTAATGACATGGAATATATGGGGGATATTAGGATAGACCATGCTGTTACGGGAGAATTTAATCTTTTAAATATTCCAATAGGTGTTACAAGAGTTTTAAATGTATCTGTAGGAGGTTCAGAAGTTCCTAATACTATAAACGGTGGTAGTAGCCCTATAAGTATTAGTATAGTAGGAGTAGCTGGTGTAGATATTTACAAAATAGTATTTGTTTTAAAAGGTTCAAATTATACTTATTATTTAGACGAACCGAGCAGTCTTACCTATAAAGAAGTAGATCCTAAAATGTTTGGAGCAAAAGGAGACGGTGTAAATAATGACTCTCCTGCTTTTCAGGCTGCTATTAATTATTTAAACTCAGGAATTGGGGGAGTTTTAAGGATAGATAGTGGGATTTATAGACTAAACACTGGGCTTATTACATATCCAAAAGTTACAATACAAGGAAATGGACCTCAAAATACTTTCTTATACTCTTATCTAACTGGAGAGAATGCAATGCTTACAATGAATGGAGCTAGTGTTTCAACAAATACCTTAGCTGTATGGAGAGATTTTACTGCTGTATCTCCTATTAGTGATGGAATAGCTTTTCTTTTATTAAATTCGGCTTATGCAACTTACGAAAATATTTATTCGGAGGGTTTTTTTAGGCATTGGAGATTAAGAAATTGTTTGTCTTCTCAGTTTACATCTGTTAGAGCAAGATTTGGGCCGGCAGGAGCCGCGGGTTTTTACGCAGATTCAACAGGCGGTTCTAATCCAAATGCTTTAACGCTTACGTCTTGTGTTTTTGGATCATTACCTGGGGTGGGTATAAGATTAGACGATCCATCAAATTTTAATATGTATGGAGGTTCTGTTGAGGCTTGTGGAATTGCAGGTTCTTCTGCTATTGCAATATATAACGGAGGAAGTCAAGGCGCAGCTGCTTGGAATTTTAATGGAGTATATTTTGAAGGAAATATAGGAAATGCTGATATTAAAGTAATGATTGATGGCGCTTTAATGGAAAGCGCTGGCGTTATTCAATCTTGTTCTTTTAATAGAATTTCAGCAACTGATTTTACTATTCATAATGTTTTATTACAGCAAGTGTCACCTACCGATAAGTACATTACAATCGATATGAGAGGTAATGCGTTTATTAATGGTATTGATTATATTCCTGATGTTTCTAGAAAATATATCGCTGTGCAATCAGCAGCTAAATTTAGAATAACTGAAGATTCTAATTTTTATAAAGCAGAAGTAGAAATTCCAACAGTATTTAGTTCGGGGGTTATATATAGTCCGTCTATTGATGTAGATGCTAGTGTATTACCATTAAATGGAAAGTTAAATATTACACCAACAGATGGAAATGCATTTACAATCAATGCACCAACAAATGCAAGAGTTGGCCAGGAAATTAGTTTTGTTATTACTAATACAACTGGTGCATCGTTAGGTAATTTAACGTGGAATGCGGGCGCGTCAGGATACAGATTAGATTCTAATTGGGTTCAACCAATAAATTTAACTGCAAACACAATATCATTCATCTATACTAATTATGGATTATGGATGGAAAAAAGCAGGTCTAATGTTAAGCCAAACAGTACTTACGGATTATATGCGCAAACCGCTGATAGCACACCTGTAACTGCTACAGCTGTAGAAACAACAATAGTAGGTCCTGGAGTTGGCACATTAACTGTTCCGGCGAATGGATTTCAAATAGGGTATTCTTTTCAAGCTTCTTTAGACGGTTTAATTACTTGCATAAGCTCATCAGAAGTAACAATTAGAGTAAAGACTTTATCCGGCGTATTACTAGCGGACACAGGTCCTATTGACTTGGCCGCTGCGACAAGTAAGTCATGGATACTAACTTTATATTTTACGATTAGAACTTTAGGCGGAGCAGGAGTTGCTTCAATTTCATCAGGAGGACTATTTTCTTATGTTAGGAATGGCGGTACGCAGTTTGAAGGATATGTTTTAAGTGCACTTAATAACACGACATTTAACACAACGGTTGACAATACTCTTGTAGTCACTGTTCAATGGAATACCGCGAGTGCAGGGAACTCTATATTATCAAGGAATTTTACTCTTACAAAAGTATATTAATAATAAATAAAAATAAATGGCAATAATATATAGTTACCCACCAAATAATAACATACTATCAACAGATATAATAGTATGTACAAGTACCGCTTTAGTCGGCGGTAAACCTAGAAATCAGACTAAAAGTTTATCAATAGGAAGTTTAACAACTTTTATATTAACAAGCCCTAGTAACAACTTAAACCAAGTTTTAACTAACGGGAATACATCTTTATTAGATGCTAAGATAGGGGAATTATATTTATATGATACTACAGAATTACAGTATGGTAAAGTAAGATTATATGATTCTAATTTTGGTTTTTATGATGCTTTTGGTGTTCCTACAAACTTGATTAGTAGAGAAGGTATTTCATTTTTTCCAAATGCTTTTGAAGCTTTCGTGGGCGCAACCGCTATAACAGCGAGTAGAACATATCAATTACCGGATGCATCGGGAACTATCGCTTTAACTAGCGATATACCAAGTTTACAGCAAGTTATAAATGTTGGTAACACAATTGTAGTTCCAACAACTGTGGCGAAGGGTATTGATATTACTTTAGCGAATGAATCTACAGTATTTCAAAATGGAATATCAGTTACGATCCCTACTCAAACAGGCGTATATCCAACTTATCAACCTGCGCCTGATGCGTTTGTTGCAAATATAAATGGTCAGACGCCAGGTACTTTAATAGGTTCAGTTGTTGGATTTTTAGCAAATACTGCGGGTGAAGATAATATTGGATTTTTTGCTGACTTGACTGCTACATCAGGGACCTCTCGTGGTTTTGAGACAAGCAGTTTTGATGCTCATACAGGAGATTATTTTATAGCGCGTAAATATACTTTAGGTGTAGATTCAACAGTATTTAAAGTTGCTAATAACGGCGATACAACTGCAAACTCTATAACTACAACTATTGATTCTACAATTAGTGGGTTAAAAATTGGAAGGGGAAGTGGCAACTTGGCAACAAATACTGTGGTGGGCAAGGATGCTCTTTCTGCAAATGTAACAGGAACCCAAATTACGGCAATAGGTAATTTAGCCTTAAACAGTAATACGGCAAACAATAATACAGCCGTAGGGTTTAAAGCAATGCAGACAAACACAACGGGTAATACAAATACATCGGTAGGTTCAGAAAGTTTACAAACAAGCCTTAGCGGAAATGAAAATTCTGCCTTTGGATACAGAACTCTTTATCTAGCTACTTCAGCTAATAAAAATAACGCTTTTGGCAGAACCGCCCTTGGAAATATTCTTACGGGGAACCAAAACATAGGTATTGGAGTTAATGCGGGTTTATTAACTGCTTCCGGAAATCAAAATACCACAAGTGATTTTTCTATATATATAGGAAATGACACCAAACCTTCTTTAGATGACAATCAAAATGAAATAGTTATAGGCTACAATGCAAGTGGTTTGGGTTCAAATACTGTTGTATTAGGTAATGGAAGTATTTTAACTACTATATTAAGAGGGCAAACGTTAATTGGAACAACTACAGTGGGCGCCCCTACTTATGGTTCTACTCCACAACTTGTAGTAGCTAACCCATTTAGTAATGTTGGTGGGGTTATAGATATAAGAAATCTTAATACAAACATAGTAGCCGATAGTTTATTAGGTAGAATACAATTTACAGGTAAATCCGATGCTCTAGTTGGGTTCACAAGTGCAGCTATTGAGGTTATTTCAACCGGGAGCATGGGCGCAAGTAATAACGGAGGAGGGGCATTGAAATTTATGACTTCTCCCGGAACATTTCCTACAAATCCTATAGAAAGAATGCGCGTTACACAAGGCGGCACAGTACAACCAGGGATTGATAATAGTTATTCTTTAGGTGCAAGTGGCATTAGATGGTCGGCAGTTTGGGCAGCAAATGGAACAATTCAAACTTCGGACGAAAGAGAAAAGAAAGATATTGTTGATTCTGATTTAGGATTAGACTTTATTTCTAAATTAAGACCTGTTTCTTTTAAATGGAAAGTAGGTAAAAACGAAGTTACAAACGAACTTGATGGACTAGATGAAGAAGGCAATCCAAAAACAAAAATAGTAGTTACACCAATAGAGGGTAAAAGAACGCATTATGGTTTAATTGCTCAAGAAGTTGAAGCGGCATTAGATGGTAAAGATTTTGGCGGGTTTATACACGATAAAGAAACTGATATAAAAGGATTAAGATATGATCAACTTATACCTGTTATGATAAACGCAATTAAAGAATTAAAAGCAGAGATTGAAATTTTAAAAGCTAAATAGTAATGAGTAAAGAACAATTAGATATATTAATAAATAAATGGGTTAGTAGAAAACTATCTGTTTTTATTGTAGCATGCGCTGGATTATTTTCGGGATACTTAACCTCGTCTGATTGGGTTATAATAGCCACTGCTTATATAGGCATCCAAGGATTTACGGACATTGTTAATAAACTAAAAAGATAATGGACCAGGGATCAATACGCTTATACATATTAAATGCTTTAACTATTTACTTAAGCTTTACAAGATTGGAGACTACATTAAAAATACTATTACTATTAATATCAATAGTGTATACTAGTATGAAAATATATGATTGGATATTAATTAGATTAAATAAAAAAAATGGTAATAACAGTAAAGAGACTTTACAAGACTGAGAATTCTACAATAGGGGAAATGCTTATTGACGGTGTATTTGAATGCTTCACTTTAGAAGACAAAGAAAGACCTGTTAAGATTAAAGGGGAAACGGCAATACCTAAAGGAACATATAGAGTGATTATAAACCAATCTAATAGGTTTAAAAGATTATTGCCTTTATTGATCGATGTCCCTAATTTTGAGGGTGTCCGTATCCATAGTGGTAATTCTAATCACGATACCGAAGGATGCATATTAGTTGGGCAAACTAGAAATAAAAACTACATAGGCCAATCTAGGAAAGCTTTTGACAAGTTGTTTAAAAAAATGCAAACCGCTAAAAATATAACATTAACTATTATATCATAATGAAGAAAATTATATTAATACTACTTATATTGTTAACTTCCTGTGCTAGTAGAAAAGTAAATATAAATAAAACTGATGTTAAAAAAGATAGTATTGTAGAAGCAAAAGTTGTAGTTACAACTATAGAAAAAGAAATAAAAACAGATTCTACAAACATAAATATAACTACTGATTCTAGTGAAACTATTATAACTCCTATAGATTCAAGTAAAGTAATTGTTGTTGATGGTAAAAGTTATAAAAACGTTGTTTTAAAGATCAAAAAAACTAAAGTTAATACTTTATATGTAAACAATAAAACAGAGTCTAATATTAAACGTAAAGACTCAGTAGCAACTACTAAGATACAAGTAAAAGAACAAACAACTGGTAAAACAAAGATAATAGATAAAAAAACAAATTATTGGTTTTTATTTTATTGGTTAATATTAATATTAATACTATATTTATTATGGCGAAACAGACTGTCGTTACTAAAGCTGTTGTAAAAGACATATCAAGACCTGGCGTTCATGCTAAAACAAAGACTTCAAAAATAAAAACTTCTAAGTTGTATAAGAAGAAGTATAAGGGACAAGGTTAGTAAAAACGTCTTGAAACAGGTGATATATACAGTATATCAATTTAATTAAATAAAATTATGTCAGACGCTATAGTCAAAAATTTAAGTTTCGGAAAAGAAGCAAGTGATAAAGTATTTGCTGGGATAGAAAAATTATCTAGAGCAGTTAGTTCTACTCTTGGAGCAAGTGGTAAATGTGTTCTTTTAGAAGATTCTTCTGGAAGACCTATAATTACAAAAGACGGAGTATCTGTTGCTGATTCTATTATTTTATTAGATCCAGTAGAAAACATGGGAGCAACACTTTTAAAAGAAGCAGCTAGAAAGACTGTTAGAGAAGCTGGAGACGGAACTACTACAGCAACTGTTTTGGCGCATGCTATTTTAAAAAATGCTTATGCTGTAGAAAATCCAAATACAAGAGAGATAAAAGAAGGAATAAATAAAGCAGTTGATAAAGTTATAGAATACCTTGAAAAATATTCAATAATTGTAGAAGGAGACATGTTAGATCAAGTAGCTACTATATCTACAAATAATGATGCTGAATTAGGTAAGATAGTAGGAGACGCTTTTAGATCTGTAGGTAATACTGGGATTGTTATGATGGAAGCATCTTCAGATCCAGAATGTAGTTTACAGGTAGTAGAAGGAGTACAATGCGGTATGGGTTTGACAAACTCTCATTTCGTAACAAATCAAAAAAATAAAACAGCAGAGTTAGATAATCCTTTAGTATTATTAGTAGAATCTCCTATACAATCTATAAGACAAATTCAATCTGTATTAGAGTATATTATAAAAAACAATAAATCGTTACTTATAATAGCCGATATGGAACAAGTGGTTTTAACCACATTGGCAATGAACAAGTCTAAAGGTAATTTAAAAGTAAACGTAATTAATGCACCTACTTTTGGAATAAACAGAAAAGAGATATTCGATGATCTAGCATTATTAACTAATGCAGTATTAATAAATGAAGACTTAGGCGATGACTTAGATTTAATACAACCTGAAATGTTAGGTGCATGTATTAAGAGTATTACTAACCATGAAGAAACAATTCTTCACGTTGGAGAAACTTCTGAAGAAGTATTAGATATAATTAAAGATGTTAAAAAATCTTTATTAGAAAACAATACTACTCCACAAGTTATAAAGTTAGAAAAAAGATTAGCGCGTTTAACTGCTAAGATAGCTGTTGTTAAAGTTGGTGCTAACTCTGAGATAGAATTAAAAGAAAAAGCAGATAGAATAGAAGACGCTATATGTGCTACAAAAGCTGCTATTAAAGAAGGAATTGTTGCTGGTGGTGGAATTGCATTGTTAAACGCTTCTCATAACATTAGTTCTTATTCTGTAGGTGAAGAAATATTATTAGATTCTATTAGAGCACCGTTTAAAACTATATTAGATAATGCAGGTATCGAACACGCTCCTATAGAAACAATATCAAAAGTTGGGTATGGTCTCAATGTTATAACTGGCGAAACAGTTGACATGATTAAAGCAGGCATAATTGATCCTTTACTAGTTACAAAAAGCGCTTTAAGAAACGCTGCTTCTGTAGCAACTACCATATTGTCAACTGATTGTGTAATTAATAACTTAAGAGCATAATGAAAGCAGTAGGTATAAATTTAATCATACAGAAAGTAAAAGAAGGCACCACTAAAACTAAAGGTGGATTAATGCTTGCTGAAAGTCAACGAGAAGATATTAGATATATAGAAGCGCAAGTAATGTCAATAGGAGAAAACGTAGTTGGTATCAAAGAAAGAGACGTGATATTCTATGACAGACACGCTGGACATAAAATAGAACTTGGTAAAGAAACATATCATGTTATAAAGATTCAAGACGTAGTAGTTGTTTTATAATGAGATTAGAACCTACTGATATTAAAGAGATTGGATTACTAAAACATTATAGAATAATAAGAAGATGGGCGTGTAGAAATAATAATTTAACAGACGCTGATTTAGAACTTCTTATCTATTTTGATTGTATGGATTTTTTTACAAAACAAGATTTTAAAATAGGTACATACGCATATAGTTGGAACAATAGACGCTGGAACGATTTGTTGAAACAAGGTTGGATAACGATTTGGAGAGAAAGAAATCATACAACTCAAAAATATAACATATATAAAGTTTCATTTAAGTGCAAACAACTAATAAGTAAAATGTATCGAATTATGTTAGGAAAAGAAGACATACCAACAAGTCATAGAAATATTATTATGAATGGTAAAACGTATATGGATACTGTAGCTATAACAGCTATAGACAATGTTAATAAAGATAAAACAAGAAATAATTATGGGATTTTTTAATTCAACAAGTAGCGTAGTAAACCAAATGGGAATGATGGGGATGGCAAAAGCAAAAGCTCTACAAGCCCAAAACAAACTAGCACAGTCTAACAATCTTCCAAGTCAACAAACTATGAGAGGCACAACAGGTGTTACCTCAAATCTTTCTGGATTTGGAGGTTCTTTGATAAATAATGAGGTAAAAAATGTAATGCCAAGAACGGTTAATCCAATAAATCCAAAAGCTTTTTCAAATCCAGGTACTATTGCTAATTTATATGGACAAGTAAACCCAGGTACTTTTACAAGAACTGTTCAGTCTCCTTTTGCTCAAACAATGGATCCTAACTTAGCAATGCAAGTTGATCCAACTAATCCTGGCATGCCAGCAGCAATTCAGAACGATATGGCAGCGACTGGTGTTCCTATGAATACTTCACCTATACCTCCTCCTGAGGATGTCACACAACAAATAACACCTACTTACGACTTATCAAATATTTAAAATTATGAATTTAAACACAAAAAAACACCCAAGAAGTATTCACGATAGAGAAGCTAAAACTTCTGGAGTAGGAGCAAATGCTCTATGGAACGGACCGTACGATTCTACAGGTCTTCCAAAAGGTAAAGGATCTAGTAACGGAATAAGTGGTATTGTTTTTAACAATGACAAACCAAGTTATTCTTCTGGACCTATAACACAAAAAGCAAAAGGTAAATTTTAATATTATGTCTTTAAACTTAGTAAATAGAAATACTAACTCTCCTTTTCATCTACAAAGAAGTATAGTTGATCAAGGTGGAGAAGGTGGTGCTTATGAATCTGGTGGATATACTGGAAAGGCGGATTATAATGCTGATGTTACAAACGCTACGTTGTCATCTTTTGCAGAAACAGTAGGTGCTGCATTAGCCTCTAAAACGCCAGAAAGTAATAACAAACAAGATGTTAAAACTAAAGAACGTTTAGAAGGTAGAGAGAAAAAACTAAAAGACGAAAGAGCTGGTAATACTTCTATGAAAGACGTAACTGGTAGAAATGCTACAATAGATAAACGATTAAAAAGAATAGATAAAAGAAAAGAGAATATTAGCGGTAGAATTAAAACTTACGAAGAAGAAAAAAAGAAAAAAACACCAACAGCAACAATAAACTAATAAACATGAAAAAATTAGATAAAAAACAAACGTCACCTGTGCTTCAGAAAAAGTCAGCTCCATTGACTAAGAAAGATGTTTCTTACAAAAGTGATATGATTGGTATGCCAGGAAGTTCTACTAGAAAGAAGGTAGACAAAGAAATGAAAGGAAAAAAAGTTGATTCACCTGTTAAAATGGTTAAAGAAAAAAGTCCTTTACGTCAAGCTAAATCTACAATAGATAGTGCGATGAGAGAAAAAAAGAATTCTCCAACTAAAATGAAAAAATGTTAATATAACATATTTATAAATAAACAACTAAAAACAAAAAAAAACAAAATGGCAAAATTCATCTCGATTGCAACAACAATTACAGGAACACCAATTTTACAGTTCGCTACAGACTTACTTACTTATGTACATTACGTTAGCGCTACTTCTATTGAAATTTATTCAGGACCTAAAAAGTTTACTTTGACAGTTGCAGGAGCGACTACTACTAATCTTTACAATGCGATCAATAAAGCTATCATCGCTGTTAATGGTCCTCTTTTAATACCAGTAGCAATTCCTACAGGAGTTACAGTTACAGGTATCGCAATAGCATAATTATTTATTTTAAATCCCCTATGAAGTAATTTGTAGGGGAATTAATAATTTAAACCGTATACAAATGGCATTTACAATGACAGGTCCACCTTATTCAACGGACAATACACCTATTTATAGTACGGACATGGACGACAATGTATTAGGTATGGCTCAATCAAATGGAACTATACTAGTTAATAAAAACGTATCTCCATTAGAATTAAAGAAAAACAAAACAATAGAACACGAAATGGTTCATATTGACCAAATGAAACGTGGCGATTTAGATTATTCTGACACACATGTATTTTGGAGAGGTAAAAAATACTCTCGCGCCAGTATGAAAGAAGGCGCTAAAAATCTTCCTTGGGAAAAAGAAGCATATTCTAAACAAGGTAAAAGTGTTAAAGTTAAATAATACATGTAATATTATAGGTATATAACTCTAATCTTATTTAATTATGAAAAAAGTATTTTTAATTATCGTGGTAGTATTATTTAGTTTTAATATCAACGCTCAGAAGATGTCTAAAAACTTCTTAGTAGGAAAATGGAAATCAGACACGGTTGAAATAGAATTTTCTATAAAAGAAAAACGGTATTTAAATATAAAGTCTTTTTCTTATTTAACTGGAAACGATTTTAAAATATTAGGATATGAATTAACTAATAGAAATCTATACTTAAAAATGTTACACGAACAAAACGATTGGGAATCTTTAGCTAAATTTATAATAATAGATGAAGATACTATGGTAGCAGATTACGTGGCTAATATTTCGGGACAAATAATATACAAAAGAATTTTAAACAACTAAAAAAAATAAAATGGCATACACACAATCACCAGGAAGAGGTAACAACTCTAAAACAGGACATGGAATTCCGACACCTTTTAAACAAGAAATTGAACTTACTAGCGAATACGACAAAGGTAAGAAAACAATGGCAGATGCTAGAAAAAAAGGAGGTAAAAATTACTCTAATGCAATAGCTAGTATTGAAGGCATAAATGTGGATGTAGCGTCTGGAGCAGCTACCGCAAAACCGTATGAAAAAACATTTAGACCAGGTGAGGGTCAAAAAGGAGGTGGAAGTAGAAGTAGAGCTTCTATAATTTCTGGTGGTAAAACAGTTAAAGAATCTGGCGCTGGTTTGTTTAAAGAATCAAATGAAAAATTGTACAAGGAATATAAAGCAGACAGTACTAGTACTATGAATTCTAGAAACAAAAACGCTGCCCAATATAACATCACTGGTGGAGCAAAATCCCCTGAAAACGCAGATGCTAGAGACAAAGACACTTTGATTAAATTACGTAAAGCAATTGCTGTTAAAAAATAAAATGAAAAATCTATCAACAACGGGTTATAAAAAAAATAGTCCTGACAAAGATAGACCTTATAATGTAATACCTAGTGGGGATATCACAATGAAAGATGTTGAATTTCCCGTTTTGGGAATTGATAATTTAGGTAATAAAAAAGAAATGCACCCAGGGGAAGATTATAGTTTTCCAGGGAATACCGTTTTAGAATTTAAACCTGGAACAAAAAATAAAAACAAAATATACAATAGAATATTTAAAAAATAAATTATGGGACAATACGGTAATCAACCAGACTTTGGAACAAGAGCAAATGCTGTTACAATTGGAGTAGGGCCAGACGAGGTTGCTTCAGTTACTAATTTAAACTCAGCAGCCTTATACATTGGCACAGGCGGTACTTTGGTTTGTAGAGTGGTAGGCGGAAATACAACTTTATATAATAGCGATCCAGGAAGTGGATATACTATTTTTTATAATATACCGGATGGTACGTTTTTTCCTGTTATAGTAAGCGCTGTGTGGGGTTCTGATGGGGATAGTATTGATACAACCTGCGCCAACATAGTAGCACTTTACTAATGGGTTGGGGCATAGGTATTGGAATAGGTTGGGGCGGAGGTAATACTAATCCACCGCCGCCACCTACTCTGTAAGCGGTGGAATAAAAAAACAAATAAACAATTAAATTAAATAAAAATGGAAATTACAAAACAGATTACAGCAGAACAATTAGGGAAAATTGTAGCAGGACAAAAAGATTTGTCGGCTATTCTATCAAACATTGGAGTATTAGAATCTCAAAAACACGGGTTCTTACATCAATTAGCAGACTTAAATAAATCAATTGAGGAATTTAAAGCAGAACTAGAAGCAGAATATGGAGCAATCAATATTAATTTAGAGGACGGTTCATATACTGAAATTGAAAAACCAGTTGTAGAATAATGAGTTCGGTTATTCGCAAGATAAGCATTGGATCTGACTATAAGAATGAAGCAATGCATTATTCTATTGGTCAGTCTGTATACGGAGGTCACGAGATAACTCATATACTATTAGATTCAAAAGACTCTTCTTATTTTATATATATAAAAAAGGGAGACGAAGTAATGCCTTGGAAGAAGTTTAATTCTAACATGGCTATATCAGTAGAATATGATTTAGAGTATTGATGACTAGTGTGTTCAATTTTATTGTAAAACCATTAGGTGAAAGATACAATAATAAAATTAAAGTAGATGGTAAAGAACTTATATTAAATACTAGAATAGAAAGTTTCAAGTCTGTAAACAACTTAGCAGAAGTGGTTGCAGTACCATTGGCTTATTCTACTAATATAAAAGTAGGAGATATAGTAGTAATTCACCACAATGTATTCAGAAGGTTTTATGACATAAAAGGTAATCAAAAAAATAGTAGAGCATTCTTTATGGATAATCTTTATTTTTGTGATATAGATCAAATTTATTTATATAAAAATAATGACAGTGACAGTGGTAGGTGGGAGTCATTTGGTAACAGATGTTTTATAAAACCACTTAAAAATACTAGTTATTTAAAGATAAATAAAGAACAAGAACTTATTGGTATATTAAAATACGGAAATAGTTCTTTAGAAGCACTTAAAATACACGAGGGAGACCTTGTTGGTTATACTCCTGATGGAGAATTTGACTTTGTTATTGATGGGCAAAGACTTTATTGTATGAAATCTAATGATATTGTAATTAAATATGAATATAAAGGAAACGAAGCAGAATATAATCCTAGCTGGACACAAAGCAGTACTTGAATTAATTAAGGTAGCTGAAGAAGCTATTTTAAACAACGGAGAGGACGATTTGTCAGCTGATAAGTTAAAAAACGCTGCTGCTACTAAAAAGTTAGCTATATTTGACGCGTTTGAAATTCTAAGTAGAATTGAAGAAGAGGAAAAATTACTAATTGAAGGTGATAAAGAGATAGAGGTTAAAGTGTTTAAAGGTTTTGCAGAAGGGAGATCTAAGTAATGTACGAACAAACTCTATACAAAATAGTGCCAGATTACGTTAAATCTAGTGTTATAAAACAAAATAATCGCCTTAATAAATGGAAATATGGATATAATAAAGACCATGATATGGTTGTTATTAGTAAGACTGGAAAGATTGGTGAGATACTTGAAATCCAAGACTTAAAAATAGCTTTACCATTAGTTGAGAATCCATACTTAAGATCTAAGAATAAAGAAGAACAATATTGGGAACAAATGGATTTCCCAAAAGAATTAAGTAAGATTAAAAGTACCTTTGACTGGAATAAACAGACAGATACTTTTAAGGACCGTTGGTATGATTATATCGACAACGAGTTTAAATATAGAGAAGAAGGTTTATTCTTTTATAATAATGGTAAACCAACATATATAACAGGTACACATTACATGTATCTTCAATGGAGTAAGATCGACGTTGGAGCACCTGATTTTAGAGAATCAAATAGATTATTCTTTATTTTTTGGGAAGCATGTAAGGCAGATCCTAGATGTTATGGAATGTGTTATTTAAAAAATAGACGTTCTGGATTTTCATTTATGTCATCTGCAGAATTAGTAAACTTAGCTACAATATCTAGCGACTCAAGGTTTGGTATATTATCTAAATCTGGAGCAGATGCTAAGAAGATGTTTACTGACAAAGTTGTACCAATATCAATTAATTATCCTTTCTTTTTTAAACCTATCCAAGATGGTATGGATAGACCTAAAACAGAACTAGCTTATAGGATTCCAGCATCGAAACTAACAAGACGAAAATTAGATTCTAACGAAAGATTAGAGGAATTAGAAGGACTTGATACAACGATCGACTGGAAAAATACTGGAGACAACTCCTATGATGGTGAAAAGTTAAAACTTTTAGTACATGATGAGAGTGGTAAGTGGGAAAGACCAGATAACATATTAAACAACTGGCGAGTTACTAAAACAACTCTTAGGTTAGGTAGTAGAGTTATTGGTAAATGTATGATGGGTTCAACGTCGAATGCTTTAGATAAAGGAGGTGAAAACTTTAAAAAACTTTATTATAATTCAGATGTTACTAAACGAAATTTAAATGGACAGACTAGTTCTGGGCTTTATGGATTATTTATTCCAATGGAATGGTCATACGAAGGTTTTATAGATACTTATGGAATACCAGTATTCGATACACCTAAAAACGCTATAAAAGGAGTTGATGGTAATTGGATTGAATATGGAGTTATAGAACATTGGCAAAACGAAGTAGACGGTTTAAAACTAGATCAAGACAGTTTAAATGAATACTATCGTCAGTTTCCAAGAACAGAACAACACGCTTTTAGAGACGAGGCAAAACAATCTTTGTTTAACCTTACTAAAATATATGAACAAATAGATTACAACGAAGACTTAAGAAACACAAGTATATTAACAAAAGGAAGTTTTCAATGGGAGAATGGTATACAAGATACTAGAGTTATATTTCACCCTAATAAAGACGGTAGATTTATAGTTTCATGGGTTCCACCTCATCACTTACAAAACCACATTATAATTAAGAATGGTGTAAAATATCCAGGTAATGAACATTGTGGGGCTTTTGGTTGTGATCCATACGATATATCTGGAACAGTTGATGGTAAAGGTTCTAATGGAGCTTTAAGTGGTTTAACTAAGTTTTCTATGGAAGACGTTCCACCTAATACTTTTTTCTTAGAATATATTGCAAGACCTCAGACGGCTGAGATATTTTTTGAAGATGTATTAATGGCCTGTATCTTTTATGGAATGCCTATATTGGCGGAAAATAATAAACCAAGACTATTGTTCCATTTTAAAAGAAGAGGTTATAGAGGTTACTCTATGAATCGACCTGATAAAGTTTGGAACAAGTTGTCAATAACAGAAAGAGACATTGGTGGAATACCAAACTCTAGTGAAGATATAAAACAAGCGCACGCCGCTGCTATAGAATCATACATAGAAGAATATGTTGGAATGACTGAACAAGGTTATGGTGACATGTACTTTAATAGAACTTTAAATGATTGGGCTAGATTTAATATAAATGATAGAACAAAATTTGATGCTTCTATTAGTTCAGGATTAGCTATAATGGCTTGTAATAAAAATAGATATGCTCCTTCTGCTCCTTTAATCAGGCAGACTTATAATTTAGGAATAAAAAAATACGATAATACTGGTTCTTCATCAAAAATATATAATAAATGAATATATACACAAATACAAACAGTGCGTTTCCGAGTCAGGTGGTACCTGATGCAGTTAAAGCTTCTGAAGAGTATGGTTTACAAGTATCTCGAGCCATAGAACAAGAATGGTTTGAACAAGGTAGAACTACTCAAAATAGATATTTATCTAATTGGAATAATTTTCATCAGTTAAGACTATATGCAAGAGGAGAACAATCTATTCAAAAATATAAAGATGAATTAGCTACAAACGGTGATATTTCTTATCTTAACTTAGATTGGAAACCAGTTCCTGTTATATCAAAATTTGTTGATATAGTTGTTAACGGTATGTCACAAAAGACTTACGATATAAAAGCTTATGCACAAGATCCAGAATCTTTAAAGACAAGGACTAACTATGCTCAAGCAATATTAAGAGATATGTATTCTCAAGACTTACTAACAAAAGCAAGCGCTTTAACAGGTAAAGACTTTTCTGGATCTCCTCTTCCAAAAGACGAACTTCCAGAAACAAAAGAAGAACTAGACTTACACATGCAACTTTCTTATAAACAATCTATAGAGATTGCAGAAGAAGAAGCTATAAACAATGTACTAGCCGCTAACAAATGGGACTTAACTAGACGTAGATTAAACTACGATTTAACTGTGTTAGGTATTGGTTGTGTTAAGACAAGTTTTAATGTAAGTGAAGGAATAAGAACTGAATACGTAGATCCTGCTTATTTAGTGTATTCTTACACAGAAGATCCAAACTTTGATGATATATATTATGTTGGAGAGGTTAAAGCAGTTACAATACCAGAACTTAAAATGCAATTTCCTAGTTTATCAGAGGAAGAATTGTATAAGATACAACAAATGCCAGGTAATAGACAGTATATAACTGGTTGGGGTAACTACGATGAAAACACTGTTCAAGTATTATATTTTGAATATAAGACTTACATGAACCAGGTTTATAAAATAAAATATGGAGAAAACGGACTTGAAAAAGTTATTGAAAAAACAGATGAATTTAATCCACCTCCAAGTGACAACTTTGAAAGAGTATCTAGAACAATAGAAGTATTATATACTGGTGCTAAAATATTAGGTACTGATACTATGTTAGAATGGAAGATGTCTGAAAATATGACAAGACCATTTTCTAATATGACAAAAGTTGAAATGAATTACGTTATATCAGCACCAAGAATGTATAAAGGTAGAATTGATTCTATCGTAAACAAGATAACTGGGTTTGCTGATATGATTCAACTAACTCACTTAAAACTACAACAAGTAATGTCTAAGATAGTTCCTGATGGAGTATATATAGATGTTGATGGTTTGGCTGAAGTTGATTTAGGTAATGGTACAAATTATAATGCTGCAGAAGCTTTAAACATGTACTTTCAAACAGGTAGTATCGTAGGTAGATCATTAACTCAAGAAGGAGGAATGAATGCTGGTCGAGTACCTATTCAAGAATTAAACAGTTCAGCTGGTCAAGCTAAGATAGCTTCTTTGATACAAACATATCAATACTATCTTCAAATGATTAGAGACGTAACTGGATTAAACGAAGCAAGAGACGGAAGTTCACCAGAAAGAGATACATTAGTAGGATTACAAAAAATGGCGGCTAACGCGTCAAATACGGCTACTAAACATATTTTACAGTCTAGTTTATTTTTAACTCTTAGAACATGTGAAAACATATCTCTTAGAATAGCTGATTGTTTAGATTATCCTTTATTAGCACAAGTGTTAGAAGAAAGTATATCTACTTACAACGTGTCTACATTAAGAGAAATTAAAAATTTAAACCTACACGAGTTTGGTATATACTTAGAGTTAGAACCAGACGAAGAAGAAAAAGCAATGCTTGAACAAAATCTTCAAGTCGCTTTACAAAGTGGAGGTGTTGATTTAGACGATGTTATAGATATTAGACAAATTAAAAATCTAAAGTTAGCAAATCAAATGCTAAAACTTAGAAAAACAAGGAAATTAAAAGCCGCTCAAGCTGCTCAAATGGCAAACATACAAGCACAAGCTCAAGCAAATCAAGAGACAGCAGAAAAAGCAGCTTTATATGAAGTTCAAAAACAACAAGCATTAACACAAGAAACAGTTAATGTAGAACAAGCTAAATCTCAGTTCGATATACAAAGAATACAAACCGAAGCAGAGATAAAGAAACAATTGATGAATTTGCAATTTAACTATGATATGCAACTAGCTCAATTAAAATCTCAGACAGATAGTCAGAATCTACAATTAGCAGAAGACAGAAAAGATGAGAGAACAAGAATACAGGCAACTCAAGCGTCTGAATTAGTTCAACAAAGAAAAACCAATGCATTACCACAAAGTTTTGAATCAGCATCATTTACTGGTTTAGAAGAATTTGGAATGTAAAAAAAATAACTATTTAATTATATTATATTATGTCAGAAATTATTAAACAAGAAGGGGATTTTAAAATCAAAAAAACAAGACCTAGAAACTTATCAAAAGAAATTGAAGTAACTAAGGTTGATTTTTCTACTCCAAGAATAGATCAAGAGATAACTAAAGTAGTTATACCTAATTTAGAACAAGAAGAAAATGCCGTTCAAAAGCAAAGCACAGATGAAAGCCTGTTACGCGCAGAACAACCCAAAGTGGAACTGCAAGAAATGGAGTCAAGAAACGAAGGGTCCTTTGAAAATGTTATTAAAGAAATCACCGACGAAGAAATAAACATCGTTAAGGTTGAAGAAGAAATAAAACAACATGTTCAAGAACAGTTTAAAACTGGTAAACCATTACCAGAAAATATTGAAAAACTTGTTAACTTTATGGAAGAGACAGGTGGAACAGTAGAAGATTACGTTAGACTGAACACAGACTACTCAAATGTAGACGAAAAAACATTATTAAAAGAATATTATTTAAGAACAAAACCTCATTTAGATAGAGAAGAAATCCAATTTTTAATGGAAGACTCTTTTGAATATGATGAAGATCTTGAAGAAGAGCGAGATATTAGAAAAAAGAAACTCGCTTTTAAAGAAGAGGTTGTAAAAGCAAAAAATCATTTAGAAACTGTAAAGAGTAAATATTACGACGAGATCAAGTTGAGACCGGGCGTATCTCAAGAACAGCAAGAAGCTTTTGAGTTTTTCAACCGATATAAGAAGAATGAAGACGAGTCTAAGGTAAGACATGAGAGGTTTAAACAGGATACTAAAAGTTTATTTAACAACGATTTCAAAGGTTTTGAATACAACGTTGGAGAAAAAAGGTTTAGATACAGCGTTCAAAATAACGAACAACTCGCAGAAAAACAATCAGACATTAGTAATTTTATCGGGAAGTTCCTAGATACTGATGGAAATGTAACTGATACTAAAAATTACCACAAGGCTTTGTACACCGCTATGAATTCTGATAAAATCGCACAACACTTTTACGAACAAGGAAAAGCGGATGCGGTTAAAGAAGTGATTAACAACTCTAAAAACCCAGGATTAACACAACCTAGACAAGCGTCTGGCGAGGTGTTTATCAGTGGATTAAAAGTTAAATCCGTAAGTGGTTTTGATTCTTCTAAATTAAGAATACAAACAAGAAAATTTAACAATTAAAAATTACAATTATGTCAAACATGATTAACTCGGTTACTGGAACCAATTATGGTACTATTAAACCGTCTCAAAAACAACAACCATTAGAGTCTAATTACTTAAACTTTACTAATGGAACAGGTAACGATTTCGCGCAACAATATTTGCCAGAAATCTATGAAGCAGAAGTAGAACGTTATGGAAACAGAACTCTTTCTGGATTCTTACGTATGGTAGGTGCTGAAATGCCTATGTCTTCTGATCAAGTAGTTTGGTCTGAGCAAAATAGATTGCATGTTGCTTACAACAATGTAACTTCTGCTACTGGTACTACTTTAACTTTCACAACTGGTGGAACTGGTATTAACTTCGTTCAGAATGTTATATCTATTGGTCAAACTTTAGTGGTTATGAGTCCTACTACAGGAAAAGAACTTAAAGTTCTTGTTACAAACTCTGTAACTGTAAGTACTACTGCTACTATTACCGTTGCAACGTATACTCAAGCGAATCTTTTTTCAAACGGTGTATTTGCAGCAACTGATACAAATCTTAAAATCTTTGTATATGGTTCTGAATTCAAAAAAGGAACTACAGATGCTTCTATTCAATCTATTACTCCATCGTTCACACAATATTCTAACTCTCCAATCATTATCAAATCTAAATATTCTATAAATGGATCTGATACTGCTCAAATCGGTTGGGTTGAAGTTGCTGCTGAAGACGGTACTGGTGGATTCTTATGGTATTTAAAAGCTGAATCTGAAACAAGATTACGTTTTGAAGATTACTTAGAAATGTCTGTAATTGAAGGTGAATTAGCTACAGCAGGATCTGGTGTTGCTACTTACGATCCACTTGCAACTGGTATCAACTACAAAGGAACTCAAGGTCTTTTCTCTGCTGTTAAAGAAAGAGGTAATATCGTGAACAACTTTACTGCTGCTTCTGGTCTTAGTGATTTTGATTCAATCTTGAAAGGATTAGATACTCAAGGAGCAATTGAAGAAAACATGTTCTTCTTGAACAGAGCTACTTCTCTTGATTTTGATGATATGTTAGCTTCTTTATCTTCTGGCGCTGCTGGTGGTGTTGCTTACGGTTTGTTTGAAAACTCTGAGCAAATGGCATTGAACTTAGGTTTCTCTGGTTTCCGTCGTGGATCTTATGATTTCTACAAAACTGACTGGAAATACTTAAATGATGCTTCTACTCGTGGTGGTATGGCTAATACATCTATTGATGGTATCCTTATCCCTGCTGGAACTTCTACTGTATACGATCAACAATTAGGTACTAACATCCGTAGACCTTTCTTACACGTTCGTTATAGAGCTAACCAAGCTGATGATAGAAGAATGAAAAACTGGATCACTGGATCTGTTGGAGGTGCTTACACTTCTGATCTTGATGCAATGGAGGTACACTTCTTATCAGAAAGATGTTTAGTTACACAAGCTGCTAACAATTTCGTATTGTTCACTGCTTCAGTGTAAAAATATGGTAATATTACCCTCGTTGAACTGACGGGGGTAATTATTACTTTTTAAAAATTTATTAAATTATATTATATTATGGCACAAGCAAAAAAACAAGTAGCACGTCCTAGTGCAAAATTAGAGACTACAACGCAAGACGTTGATATGGTTAATGAAATAGAAGTTAACGAACCTACAGAAGTAGTTACTAAACAAAAAAATATTCAAAAAGAATTTAATCCTGGTTGGGAAATCAAGGATAGAACTTACGTTATAGCGGACAGTCACAGTCCTTTAACATATACGTTACAAGGAAAACATACTCTAAGGTATCCTTTATTATGGTTTAATAAAGAAATAGGAGAACAAGAGGAGATAAGATACGCTACGAATCAAAATTCACCTTTAATTAAAGATCAAAAAGGTCAAGTAACTTTAGGTCATATTATTTTTGAAAACGGAATTTTAAACGTTCCAAAAGAAAAACAGAATCTACAAAAACTATTGTCTATTTATCACCCTGGCTTAGGAATTAAGTACACTGAGTTTAACCCAGTATTTGAAGCGGAAGATGATTTAGACTACATAGAAGTAGAACTTGACGCTATGAATCTTGCTTTTGAAATGGATATTGATGACGCAGAAGCAATTGTACGCGTAGAAGTTGGTTCTAGAGTCAATAAGATGAGTTCTAAGGAGATAAGAAGAGATTTACTACTATTTGCTAGAAGAAATCCTAGTTTGTTCTTAGAATTAGCAAATGACGATAATGTCCAACTTAGAAACGTAGCTATTAGAGCTACAGAGGTAAACATTATAAAACTATCACAAGATCAAAGAACCTTTTTATGGGGTGAAAATGATAGAAAATTAATGACTGTACCGTTTGATGAAAACCCATACTCAGCGATGGCAGCGTTCTTTAAGACAGATGAAGGTATTTTAATCTTTAGGTCTATAGAGAAAAAATTAAAATAACATGTAATATTAGTATATAAAGGCGGTAGCTATCAGTTATCGCCTTAATACTATAACAAATATACGATATGGCAGTAAATGTGAATACAGTTTATAGAACTGTTTTGTTAATAATTAACAAAGAACAAAGAGGTTATCTAAATCCTGATGAGTTTAATAGAACAGCCGCACAAGTTCAACTTGAGATATTTAATGAATATTTTGAAGATTTAAATCAACAACTTCGTGTTCCTGGTAATGACAGTGAATACAGTGATCGTATAAAAAATTTAGAACAAAAAATAGCTATATTTCAAGATAGTGGAAGCTGTACGTATTTATCTGGAAAATTTAATTTACCTACTCTAGTAACTCCTACTGAGTTCTACAAGTTAGGAACTGTAATATACAAAGATGAAAAAGAAGTTCAATATGTTCAACCAAATGAATTATTAGAATTAAATTTATCACCAATAACCAAACCTTCTGTTTATTGGCCAGTATACATATATAAAGATTTTAAGATAAACGTATATCCAACTACTATTCAATCTGACATTTCTTGTACGTATTTAAGAAAACCTTATAATCCAATATGGGGTTTTACTAGTACTCCACCTAATTATCAATATGTTTATAATCCAACACAATATAACGCTATATCTAATCCAACTGGTTCTCAAGACTTTGATTTGCATCCTAGCGAACAAACTAATTTAATAACTAGAATATTACTGTATTCAGGTATAATTATAAAAGACCCACAAATAGTACAAGCAGCTGCTCAACAAATACAATCAGAGACTATTAATTCAAAAAGCTAATAAAAAATGCCGATACCTAATAACGGTTTAATTACCGAAACAAATAGACAATATTACGAAGGAGCACAAGGTTTTCAAGTTGATAATATTGCTGGTCAAAACTCTTTTACTACAACTTTTAATACTGATTTAATATTTGGTGGTACAGGTTCTTGGGATCCAAATAATGTAAATTACGCTTTAAATAATTTTAAATTATATACTAGTTCTACAGGTTTTCCTGGTACATTTACAGAGTATACTTTTGATTTTAATGTTAGTAATAATACTATAATAACAACTGTAGCAATTCCTAATAATTATTATGTTGTTGTACAATTAAAGATATTAGATGGCGGTAATTATGGAGACCCATTAACGCCTGGTAGTTATGCTTATGGAGATACTGTAGAAGAAAATTACGGTGGTTATTCTTATATAACATTAAACGACGTAATAAACAACTTCATGGTTGGATATGTTGGCACTGGTAAATTAATAGGAACTGTTAAAAGAACTGATGTAATATTCCACGCCAAACGTAGTATGCAGGAATTCAGTTATGATACATTGAAAAGTGTTAAATCAGTTGAATTAAATATACCACCTAGTTTAAGTGTTGTTATACCACAAGACTATGTTAATTATGTAAGAATGTCTTGGATAGATAGACAAGGTGTTAAACATATAATATACCCAACTAATAATTTAACTATAAATCCATACGAAAATCCAATACAAGATTCTACAGGTGTACCAATACAAGATAACTTTGGAGATAACATAGAAGGAACATCGATAACAGAAGAACGTTGGAATAAAAATAACTTTGCTCAAATAAACTTTGATGTTAACAACTTCGTAGGAGATTGGTACAATGGAGATATGTGGGTACAAAGTGCTTGGTATGGAAGAAGATATGGTTTAGACCCTCAGTTTGCTAATATAAATGGTTACTTTAGTATAAACGATAGAGAAGGTAAAATATCGTTTAGTAGTGATCTAGTAGGTAGACTAATAGTATTAGAATATATTTCTGATGGTTTAGCCTATGATTTAGATTCTAGAGTACCAAAACTAGCAGAAGAAGCTATGTACGCATATATTTTACATGCTATTATTGCTACAAGATCTAATCAACCAGAATATTTAGTACAAAGACTTAAACAAGAGAAGAGTGCTAAATTAAGAAATACAAAAATAAGACTATCTAATATAAAATTAGAAGAAATAACTCAGGTATTAAGAGGTCAATCCAAGTGGATTAAACATTAAACAATATGGCAGAAGTAAAAAATAGTTTTCTACAGTCTAAAATGAATAAAGATCTAGATGATAGACTTATTCCTAATGGAGAATATAGAGATGCTTTAAATATATCAGTTGGTAAATCAGAAGACAAAGATGTAGGTGCGTTAGAAACCACTCTTGGAAATCAATTTATGGTTTTGAATAATCCAATTAATAACAACTTAGTTTGCATAGGTCAAATAGCTGATAATCAAAACAATAGAATATTCCAGTTTTGGACAGATTATTGGGATTCTTCTAACGGGGAACTAACGCCAGCTACTTCTGGCGACATGCGTATAACTATGTATACCGCTAATTCAACGGTTGGCGTTTTAACTACTTTAGTTTCTGGAGTATTTTTAAATTTTGCAAGAAACAATCCTTATAGAATAATAGGGTTAAATATACTTGAAGATTTGTTGTTTTGGACTGATAATAGAAATCAACCTAGAAAAATAAACATAACAAAAGCGATTAGTAATCCTAATTATTATACTACAGAAACACAAATTTCAGTAGCAAAATACGCACCTGTTTTTCCAATAAGTATGTATTCTGATATAATTGTAACAGCAACAAGTAATGGAGTAATACCTACTAGTCCTACCGGAAACTCTGAATCAATAGTTTTTGATGTATCAAGTATTGATGCTTTAAAATTAAGTGTTGGTATGCAATTAATTAACTCTACAACAATAGGTCCTAATGATTATTTTGTTATAATAAAGATAAGTGGTAACACTATAACATTGTCCATTCCGGCTTCTATTAGTATATCTATAGGAGATGAATTAAATTTTGTTGGAACAACTATGTCAAATAAATCTGAAGATCCTTCTTGGAGTGGAGATCCTAATTATTTAAAAGATAAATATGTAAGATTTAGTTATAGATTTAGATATGACGACGGTGAATATTCTTTAATGGCTCCTTTTACTCAAATATTATTTATTCCAAATCAAAATGGATATTTTTTAAATGGAGATGAAGATTCTGCTTATAGAAGTACAGTTGTTTCTTGGATGGAAAACTATATAAATAATATAGTATTACAAATAGAATTACCTGACACAGGTAATAACATTGAAAGTTCTTATAAAATAACAAGTATTGATATATTATACAAAGAATCAGATGCTGTTGCTGTTAAAGTTTTAGAAACTGTTTTATTAAATCAAATTGCTTCTGTTGCTCAAAATACAAATCAATACTTTTATACTTATAAATCACAAAAACCATATAAAACTTTACCAGAAAATCAAACAGTCAGAGTTTATGATAAAACTCCAGTTAGAGCAAGATCTCAAGAGATTGTTGGTAATAGAGTAGTGTACGGTAACGTCGTTAGTCAAAGTACTCCACCTGCTGGATTAGATTATAACTTAGCTGTTATAACAAAGTCTGCTCCATTTGAAAGTTGGGCAGAATATCCAAACCATACATTAAAACAAAATAGAAATTACCAAGCTGGTTTTGTATTGTCAGACAAGTTTGGAAGACAGTCTTCTGTTATATTATCTTCTAATGATTTAGCTGTAACTTTAGGAGGAACTACTTTTGTTGGATCAACTATATATTCACCATACTTCAGCGAACAAGATTCTTTAAATGTCAAAGATTGGAGAGGAAATTGTTTGGCTTTAATATTGAATTCACCTATATCTTCTAATAGAAATGAAGGAGCGGGAACTCCTGGATTATACGCTATAGTTTCTGGTATTAATGGGCAAACAGGTAATGGTTTTACAATAACCGCGGGAACTGTTATTGGTAATAGTTATACATATACTTTAGCTGCGTTACCTGCGCAAAGAAATTACCCAGTTGCGGGTAGTTATATAAGAGGAAAATATACAGATTATGTAAAAGTTTTACCTGGAGCAGTTGAAGGTTTTTTAACAACAGACGGCGAAATAAACGATGTTTATAACTTTAATTCTGTTAACGTACCTGATGTTAAATACGCTTATGACTTAAATCAACTAGGTTGGTATTCTTATAAGATAGTAGTTAGACAACAACAACAAGAATACTATAATGTTTATTTACCAGGAATGCTTAATGGGTATCCAATGTTTCAAACGTCTACGGCGCCTGGAACATACCCAACTCCGGCCTCAAATCCTACTATATTTCCTATAGGTGAAACTAACAAAACAGCGCATACTGTATTATTAAATGATAATATAAATAAAATACCAAGAGATTTAACAGAAGTTGGACCAGATCAAAAACAATATAGAAGTAGTGTTGAATTGTATGGTAGAGTTCAAAATTCTTTAATTTCTTCTATAACATATAATCAACAATACTACCCTGCTAAAAAAGCGGATGTAGCATCTACAATAGCAACGTCTAGCGATTTAACTTTTTTACCTACAGACGAACAAACAAATCAATATGGTACTGCTTCTAAAAACTTTTACCAATTAAGTACCAAACCAATTATAGCTAGAATATCTACTGTAAATGAAATAGGTGTTATAGCAACTAATGATGTTATACCAGCAATACCAAATGAAGATTACACAATGAATCCTTATTTAAGTATATACGAAACCGCTCCAGTAGTTTCTTTGCTAGATTTATTTTGGGAAAGTACAACAGCTGGGTTAATATCAGATTTAAATTCTGAAGCGTTAATTTCTAATAATGCTGCTTTTGATTTTGATGAATTTGAATTTACATTTAATGAGTATCAAGATTATCAAGGCATTGCCTTAAGTCCTCCAGGAGCAGCAAACTGTCCTTTTATAACTAATTATTTTCAACCTATAAATTTAGCAGGATTACCTATGACTACTGTTAGTGATATAACGATGACAGTTAAGGATTTAACGAATGGAAATAGAACAACTAATTTTGAGTTAGTTGGGCCAAGTAGTTATAAATACGCTATAAAAATAAAAAATCCTTTTACTTTTCTAATTGACGCTAGTTCAAAAGAAAGTTACGAATTTACTTTCAATATAACTGATGTTATAAATGGAAATAGTGTAATAGTTAAAACAGGTAGTTTAAGTAACTCAATACCTATTATAACACAACCAGTATTAACAGATCCTATACAAGAAATAACTATATCTAGTCCACCACTTTTAGGACCAATATTTGAATGTACTGGAACAAATGGCGCTACTGAAGAAGTAGGTAACCCAACTTTTAACGAACAGCAACTTCAATGGTCTATACTTAATACATCAACACCTGAAAACTGGGACGATTATTTTAGTATAGATCCAGTAAATGGTGTTATAAGTATTATAAACACAGGAATATCACCAATTGATACTTACGTTTTAAATATTAGAGTTAGAGACGTGTATAACTTTCCATTAAACTCTCCAGGCACTGGATCTTTATATGCTGATAGTTCTTTAGTGATAAATAGTTTGGCTGCCGCTAGTTATTGTGGAGAATGGACTAGTGAAGTTACTCTTCCGTTCGAAGGTTTTTATAATAACCATATTGAAGGTCGTTTAAATTTTTGGACTCAATTTTTTCCAGGTGAAACTATAGATGTTTCAAACACTTTTGTTTATGTATTTGATTATACTACTTATCCAGTTGGGGCAAGTTACTTTCCAAATTCAGGCACAGGACAGTTAACATTTAGTAGTTTAAATTATAATGGAACTTTTAACTTTGATAAAATTCAAATTACAGATGGACCAGTTAGGTTTTTACATGTAGTTGGTAATATTAGAGTTTTACCTTCTGGAAGAAATATAACTGTAGACTTAACTGATGAAGCGTATGTAGACATATTAGACGTAAGATTATCCGCTGCGGACACGTGTACAGTTTACATACCTCCAACTCCTAGAAGTTGGCAGTTAACAAATGGTAATACTTCAAGTTCTATAAATTGGACAGCTTTGTCTAGTACTGGAGGTACTGTGTTAGGTGGAACTTTAGCGCCAGCTGAATTTACTGGCAGTAGTATTTATGGGTGTATAAAAGAAAACACATTATCATACGGATCTGGCGGAGTTGCTTCGTATGGAAGTTGTTAGTAATAATAAAGAAAAACAAGTAATAATTATATATGGCAGCTACTATAGAGATAAAATATTTTAATTCATTTTGGTTAAAAAAAATGAATAACATAACACAAGTTAGTCCTACTATTGGAACTGGACCATTAACTGTTGGCGCTTCGTCTACAGGTGATGTTTTTTTGAAAGTATTACTAATAAACCCTATTGACTTAGAAAAATACGGACCTGGTCAACAAATAAGTTGGACATATACATCTATAGTTAGTACAAACGTAATAGCAAACATAACATCTGACGCTACGTATACTTACTTTAAACTTCTTAACCCACTAACAACCGATATTGGGTCTGGAGTAGTATTAGAATTTGGTAAAATAATTGATTATAATTTTTTACCAGGTCGTTATCTTTCTGCTGGTAACTTTAGTTATCTACATGATTGGTATATAGAAGAAGCTAGAATTAGAGGAGGTTATAACAACACATCTGTAGACTTTGGTGTAAAAGCATACATAGTCGAAGACTCACCTCAAAGACAACATTTATTCAATACAATGATTTATTCAGGTGTATTTAATTCTAGAACAGGAATTAATAATACAAATCAATTCTCTGTAGCTGAAGATATAACTAGAACAATAGATCCTTCTCAAGGAAGTATACAAAAATTATATGCAGAAGATACAAATTTAATAATATTTCAAGAGTTAAAAGTAAGTAGAGCATTGATAGATAAAGACGCAGTTTATTCTGCTGATGGATCTCCAATGACTACGTCTGGATCTCAGGTTATAGGTCAAATACAATCTTATGCCGGTAACTACGGTATAGGAACACATCCTGAAAGTTTCGCAGTATATGGTTATAGAAAATACTTTGTAGATGGTTTTCAAAATGTAGTATTACGTTTATCACAAGACGGTATAACTGAGATTTCAGCATACGGTATGTTTGATTATTTTAGAGATAAACTATCTAATACAAATTTAACAAATGGATTTATATATGGTTTATGGGATATTCATTCTAAACAGTACGTAGTATCTATACAACCTACAATCTCTGATCTTGACAATATATTTTACATAGATGAACCAAATAGTGTTACCTTAAGTTTTGACGAAGATAATACTGGGTGGACTAGTTTACATAGTTATATTCCAAATCAAGGTGTAAGTTTAAGAAATAATTTTTATACTTTTAAAAACGGTAGTATATGGAAACATTATTCTACAGCAGTTCAAAAAGCAAGTTACTACAATTTCCATTATCCTTCTAAGGTTACTGTTATATTTAATCCTTCTGTTTCTCAATCTAAATCTTTTTTAACTGTAAACTATGAAGGAACTTCAAATTGGAGTTTGTCAGAATTTTACACAGAAACAGACATAACGGCTCCTGTAGATCAAAGTTTTACTGCTTCTACTTTAATTGGATTACAAGATCAGTTATTTGAAAATAGATTTAAAAAGAAAGAAAATAAATACTTTGCAAATCTACTTAATATATCTTCATCTTCAGAAGCCGAAGTAGTATGGGGACAAAGTATATCAGGAGTTAAAGGTTTTTACGCTACAGCTACTTTCTACTGTGCAAATGCTACCGTAGATGTTAATTTAAATCAAAAAGCAGAGTTATTTGCTGTATCAGCAGAGTATGTAGAATCATCATATTAAATTAAATAAAATGGAATTAAAAGTAAGAGCATTAGAAGAGTCTGATTGGGATACTTTACAATCATGGTGGAAACTATGGAAATGGCCAGTCATGAGTAAAGACATGTTACCATTAAATGGTTGCGGAGGTTTGATGGTTTATAAGGACGATGTACCAATCGCTGCTGGTTTCTTATATTTATCAAACTCTAAAGTAGCATGGTTAGATTGGATAATATCTAGTCCAAGTTATAAAGAATCAGATAGAAGGCAAGCTTTAGAACTATTAATATCATCTTTAGAAGAAGTAGCTAGACAACAAGATTATAGTATTATAATTAGTATCGCTAGGCATAAAGGTTTAATAAACACACATAAAAAATTAGGATATACGGTTGACGAAACTCCTTCGTATGAAATTTCAAAAAAAATAAAGTAATATGGCAGTAATAACAGCAGTAGCGGCGGGTGTAGCCGCGGTGGCCACGATCGGTGGAGGATTGGTTGCGGCTAATCAAGCAAAGCAAGACGCTAAAGGTTTTAGAAACGAAGCTGAAAGAAAAGCTTGGGAAATAAATCAATTAGAACAAAAAAGACAATCGATACCTAACCCATACGCTAACGTAACTAACCTTAGTGGTTTAGCTAAAGATTTAAGTGGTACTTTAAGTAATCCTTATGCTAGTTTAGGAGTTTCTACGCAAGCTGCAGACATGCAAATAGAAGAAGCTGATATATCTTTAGCAAACACTTTAGATACTCTTAGAAGTACAGGAGCAAGTGCTGGAGGTGCTACTGCATTGGCACAAGCTGCTTTACAAAGTAAAAAAGGAGTTTCTGCTAGTATAGAAATGCAAGAAGCGCAAAACGAAAAATTAAAAGCTCAAGGAAATGCTGAGTTGCAACAGGCTAAAATGGCTGAACAACAAAGAGTTCAAGGAGTTCAATTAAGCGAAGCGCAAAGAATGCAAGCTGCAGAAACTGCTGGAATTCAGTTTAAATATGGAGAACAAGAATCTAGAGATATAGCTAAATTAAATAGATTGTCAGGACAAGAAGCGCAATCTAAGAGTAATCAAGTAGCAGCTAAAAATGCTCAAACAGCAGCTTATGGCGGTATAGCCAGTGGTGTGGGTAATATAGCTAGTGGATTAATAGCCGGTAGTTAATTAACAATAATTTAAAACATATATAATATGGGATATTATGAAAATCCTCCTATAATAAGTCCTGGTGAAGGTTATAACGCTATCACGGCTGGTATATTAAGTGGTTCTAAAGCACTAGCTCAAGGCTTCATGCTTCGTGGTGAAAGAATTAGAGAAAGAGAAAAAGAAGATAGACTTACTATCCAAAAACTACAAGATCAAAAAAACAAAACAGACTTACATTACAACTCGGTACTTTCTGATTGGAAAAAGAAACATGATAAAGTTGGTGGTGGAGTTGACGAACAAATAACCACTATGGTTCAACAAAAAATACAAGATGCTGCCGATGCACAAATTGCTTTAACTCAAGAGTCAGATAAAGATAAAAGAAAAGGATATTTAAAACTAATATCAGATGCTGATGTTTTTATGAATAACGCTTCTGAAGTAAGTAAACGAATAGCAATGGAAAGTGCTACATGGAGAGAATCTTCAGCAATAAGCATTGGAGTTCCTGGAGGTTGGGCTATAAATGGAAGTAAAGAACAAATAAAACAAAGAAGAGCGGCTTTAGAAATAACAGGTGGTTTAGATGGTTTATATGAAAATACAACAATGAATGTAAAAGAAGATGGAACTGGAACTGGTTTCAATATTGAATTTACAGGTAGAGTAAAAGGTGAAGCAGAAAACTTTAAACCTATTACTATAAACTCATCATCATATTTAAAAGCAGATTCAGGTGGAACTGGTGGGTTTTTAAGTAAAGTTGAAGGTTTAGATGATTTTATAAAGATTTCCCAAAAAGAAGTGTTAGATAATAAAGGCAAATTACTTGAAGGACTTTTACAACAAAAAAGAGAGACAGTAGATTTACCTCCGCAAAAAGGTAGTTCTGGAAGAGGAATTAAAGACGTTTATCAAATAGTAGAAGGTCAAAGATTACAAACAGATGCTATTAAATCAAAGATAAAAGAAGCAGCTGAAATAAAAGCTACTGGTTATTTAAAGGCAGACAAACAACAAAGTTTAAGTTCATTATTAGAATATACATTAAAAAAAGAACCTGGATTTTACGAAGATGAGTTTTTAAGAAAAGAAACTGGTGTTGACGTAAATGGTAAAAAAACTTATACAAATAGAACAGTAGAAGAACAAAAAACCATGTTAACTGATTTATTAACAGAATATTCTTTTAGTAAAATAACCGATAATTCAAAATACACAGAAGAAAACGGTGAAAAAGTTTATTGGAGTGTAGATTCTAAGGTTGAAAAGAAAGAAAAACCTACCGCTGCTTCATTAGAAGGAGGTGGACTAGGTAAACAACCACCTACTACATATCAAGAAGACTATTTCAATGAAATAATATCAGGTTATACCCCTAGACAAGGTGAAGACTTAAGCGTTGGTCAAAAGAACTATGCTACTAGATCTACATTAGCTAAAAACTTAAATAAACTTTCTGGAAAAGCTGATAAGTATATAACAAAAGAAGAGTTATTTAAACTATATAAAGCACAACCTTTTGTAAAACAAACAAGTAGAGGTCCTGTCAATACCAATATGACTATAGAAGAAGCATATAAAGAAGGAAAAGTAGAAGGCGATATTGATAAAGCATTTACGTCTAGATTTGGTAATTCTTATTTATATGGTAAAGAAGGAGAAGGTGCATATAAAGCCGTAAAAGATTATAACATTAACAAAGCTGTTGATAGAATAAAATTAGCATTAGATCAAACAACAGACGCTGGAGAAAAGAAAATGTTGCAAGGTAAGTTGAAAGATGCTAAATTAAAAGACTGGACAGAATCTAATCCTAGGAAAGAAAACGAAACACTAGAACAATATTACGCAAGAGCAACAAAATCTAATTAATAAACATGGAAGAAATATATATTTTATCAGACGGATCACAAGTAGACATATCTAATTTTTCTGATTTTGAAAAGATTAGTTTTTTATCAAAAAACACTGGAGCAAAAAAGCAAAAAGGCGTTGCAAAGAGTGCAACTGTAGCGCCAAAAAAGAATCAGGCACTAAGTACGGATTCCAGTTCGGAAAATGGTTCGTTGGAACCGAAAAAATATAGATTACCTGCAGAAAATGATCTTGAAACAATGCAGAAAAGAGGAATGTTACCTCCTCCTTCTGCAACTCCTAGATCAACTACCGATGTTAAAGACATGTACGGTAGTCCTATTGACGCTCAAGAAAAAAACTATAGAGATTTAAAAGATTTTGAAATACTATTAAACCCTGCAGTTGACAAAGACTTTAATAAAAGAATAAAATTTGACCTTGTTAGTGAAGAAAAAGTTAAACTTCCTGGACAAAGAATTGCGCAAAAAATAAAAGGTAAATCAATTGGGTCAAAAAATGATATGAAAGATTTCGTTGAAAACTTTGCTGACAATCCAATAACTGGAGAAGCTGGTTATGACACTAAATTTAAGGTAGCAAAGTTAAAAGAAAAAATTAGAGAAACAGATTCTGATTTAATACATCCTTATCTATATTATTCTTCAAAAAACCAACAGTTTTTAAATCCAGTAGAAGAAGAGCAAGTTGAAGATGACTTTATAGAAAGAAATTATAAATCAAAAGAACTAGAAGCTTTTGGTATAAACCCACAAGACTTTGATGGCTACTTAAATAAAAAAGGATATAAAGACGATTTTAAAAAGAAAGAAGCAGAAGGTCTATTTACAGGAGATGGTAGAAGTTTTGGAGGATATGATATAGGTCTTGCTAGAGAATTAGCGAGAAAGAAAATGTTATTAACATATATGGACGAAATGAAATCTCGTGATGTTAATAGACAAGACTTAAACCAAGAATTAGAAATAATACAAGGAGTTAGAGATAAAAAAGAAATAGTAAATAACGATATATTTGACCCTAATGGTATGGCTAAATATGTTGAAAACTATTTTCCAACAATAACTAAAAAACTAAAAAACAAAGACAAAGAAAACGCTAAATTATACGAAGAGTCTAAAAAAGGAGGAACAGATTTCTTCTCTTGGGATACTGCTGAAAAGATTGGTAGAGCAGGTTGGAGCGCTGTGATAGATAGAACTGCTCAAATGACTGCTTCTGGTTACGAAGCACTAGGAATGACAGGTACCGCCGAAGGTATTAGAATGTTAGATGAAGAAAATAAGTTTATTAGAAGAGACGATAGAGGCATCGCGTACGTATCTGGCAAGACAGTTAACTATGATGGGACTAAATACATAGTAGACTCTAAAGGACAAATATATGACGCAGAGGCTAAGATACGTGTAACAGATTTATTTAACGATACATTACAGAAAAAACTAGTAGAAGAAGCAAAATATGGACCTTCAGATTGGACATTCAGCACTCAAGGAGCTGCTGTTCAAACTTCAGGCGTTATGGCAGATATGTTATTACAAGCCGCTATCACACGTGGAGTTGGTAAATTAGGAACTATTGCTGGAGAAATAAGACACGCATCAAATGTGGTAAAACCGGCAAGTGGATTTACCTCATTATTAAACGACTCTTCAAAACTATTAAGAAAAGTACCTTTAGACAGAGCTACTGGATATTCCATGATAGCTCAAGGAACTATGGGTTATGCTCAAGGATATGAAGACACTTTAAAAGCGGCTAGAGATAACGGTATAAACGACAAAGATGCTTTTGAATTAGCTAGTGCTGCTGGACAAAGAATGGCAGTGTTATACGGAACTACCGGTGTTATAAATCCACAAACGAAATTAGTTGAGAATTTATTTGGTTCTAAAAACATAATTAAAAAAGCTATAGAGCAATATACTAAAACAGGTAAAACTGGGTTTGTAAACTATATTGATGATATAATAAAAAATACACCTAGGAATCTAGTTGAATTTGCTGAAGAAGGTGGTAAAGAAGTTGTTCAAGAAAACATACAGCAAGGCGGAGAGATTGGTGTCAATATGATGACTAATAAAGACGCTGGTAAAAAGATTATGAACGAAGTAATGAGCGGTGATGATTTCATGAACACGTCTATACTTTCATTTATTTCTTCTGGTTTAATATCAAAAGCAAAACTACCTAACTTCCATGCTGGAGACCAAGCGACAGACAACCTTACTTCTCTTAGTACTTTAGCTAAAAATAAAAAAGAGTTTACTAAGATCATAGATGGTTTAGTAACTAAAGAAGTGTTTACAGCAGAACAAGCAGATAACTTAAAGAAAGATGTAGATATTTATGCTAACAATGTAAATAAAGTACCTAAAAATGTATCTGCTGACGGTGCGATGCCTATAATGAGGGAGTTAGACAAAGTTACAAAACTTCAAGACGAGAAAGAAACTACAGATAAAGCTTTTCATCCACAAATAGATGAAAAAATAGACGGTATAAGAGAAAACATTGCTAAAATATATTTTAAAGACCAAATGGATTTGGAAAATAAAAGTATAGAAGCAGCTATTAAAAAAGGTGTTGTAAAAGACATCGAAATGAAAAACTTTTCTACTTCTGAAGACTTAAAAACATATCTTGTTAATGAATTAAACGTTCCAGAAGACGTTGCGGATGATTGGTCTCAAGAAGGTGGATTTGCTCTTACTTCAGATGTTTTAAAGAAATATTCTAAAGATCCAGATTTAATACCAGAAGGTTTTCAAGTTATATTACAAAATGAAGAAGTAGCATTTAAACTTGGTGATTCAGGTATACAACAACACGAATTCCTACATGGTTTACTTCAAAAAACTATAAAGAATAGTCCACAAGCTCAAATGTTATTAGGAGCTTCTTTAGGTGGCGAATTGATAAAACTTGATAAAGCTCTTAGAGAAAAAGGATCTGATGAAAGAGTAACTCCAGACAAATTTATTGAAAGATTAAATCTTTATGCTGATAGATCTAGACAACAAAAAGTAGAAAGTTTAAAAGAACTTGAAGCAGGAGAGAAAACTCAAGAAGCACATGATGCTGATGTTGCTAAGTCTGAAGGTAATAGATGGGAGGAAGTGATGACTTTATATTCTGATGCTTTACGTCTTGGATATATTACTTATAATGAAGGTACGTTTACAAAACTTGGCGATACTATTAGACGTGTTTTGCAATATTTAGGCATTAGAGATATAAAGTTTGACTCTGGTAAAGATGTTTATAATTTTATAAAAGATTACAATGCAAGTGCTAAATCAGGTAAATGGGGTAAAGCCTTTACTAAAATGGGTACAAAAGGCGCTAATATAAACAAAGAAGCATTGTCAAAAGAAATCGGTGGAAATGTAGTGCGGTCACAAGCAGCAACATCAGGACCTAAATTCTCTTTAGGTGATAGAAAATCTTCAGAAGATATTAAGAAAGATATAAATAAAACCTATAATAAAGATACTTGGAGTAAAGATATAAACAGCGATAGAAAAACTACGTTGTACGATATTCTTACTGAATATGAATATATAATAAAAGGAAAAGCAAAAGGTTTAGGTTATTTTAATCTACCTGATTTTAGTGAGTATGATTTCATAAGTGAAACACAAATAGCTATGATACCTCATGTTAGAAACTTTAACAAAGAGTTTCTTGCTAAAAGAGAAGAATACAAACAAGAGTTAGAATCAAAAGGATTAGATCCTAATAGTAAAGAATTCAAAGACAAAGTACAAGCGCAAGACGAAAAAGGTTACCAAGGTAAAAAAGGTATTGTAAAAGAAAACGACGACCTTAATGCTTGGATAAATTCTCAACTTAGCAATAAGATGAAAGATGCTCTTAAAACTGGAAACGTTACAACACAAAAGTTTACGGAAGACATCGAAGGAGAAATGTTTAAAGAATCTACTATTGTAGATGGTTTTGGTGGTGATTCTAGTTATTTAGCTGACGAAGGTGATTCTGTGTATGAAGCAGAACAAGACTTTGAAGAGGAGCAAAGTAGACTAGCTGTATTACTTAGTGATCCAGTGTTTAATTTCGTAGACGAACAAGGTAAACCTATAGATATTGAAACTGTACCATTTGGTAGTAACTTTGTTACAGAAGTATCAGACATGTCTATTGCTGCTAATAAAAAACTAAGAACAGAAACTGATCCAGCTAAAATAGTAGAATTAAAAAGACAATTAAAAGATCTAGAAAGAGGATTAGAATTACAGAATAAAAAAGACTTAACATACGAAGAAAAAGAAGAACTTAAAAGTTTAAAATCTTTCAAATCTTATGATCTTTCTACAGGAATGACAGTAAATACATTTGAAGCTCTTTCTATTCAAGATACACCTGCTAAAATCATTACTGATGAGGTTGCTCGTGAAATATTAAGATCTCCAAACATTGAAACTCTAGAATATAGAAATTTTAAAGAAAGACTTTCTACCATGTCAAAAACAATGGCAAGGAGAATGACTTTTAAAAATGGTCCAGAAATAGAATCGTTAATGTATCGCGAATGGCAATTACTTTACGACGTAATAAATCACCCGGTAGATCCAGTTACTAACGAATCAAGTTATGCTTCTAAAAAACTACCACCTAGATTAAAAGAATTTGACGAAAAAGGAAACTTAAGAAAAATAGGTGATATAACTAGAACTAAATTCTTGCAATCATATTATGGTGTAGAAGAAGCAACTCGTATTCTTAAGATATATGGAGGTGATAATGCTAGTAAACAAATTGCTAAACTAGAAGAACCAGAACTTAATGAAAAAACTGGTAAAGGATTAGTTCCAACAGCTTATTTTGATAGAAGAACCGCTTTAATGGAATTGTTTGGAGATGTTATGGTTTTGCAAGAAGCTAGAAGACTTCTTAGACAACCAGACTTCTTGGACAGGGTAGCAGATAGAAATGTAAACTTGTATAATAGTTTAAAAGACGATGTGTTAAGAGCAGAGGTTCTAAAAGACATGTCTAAAGGTAAAAGTGATATTGTTAAGTTTAGTTTAGCAGAAACTAAAGAAAATAAAGAGTTTAAAGAAAAATTTAAAGGTTTAACTAGCTCTAAAAAATATATAGAGTTTCAAGACAAACTAAAAAACCATACTTTATATCATTCTGGGTCAGAATCATTAGATAGAACTTTTAGAGACGACGATATGAAAGCGTTGTGGTTTTATGTTGATGATGATACCGTGGGTGACTGGGGTGATGGTGTTATGTACGAAACTAAAGTTAAAGATTTGTCTAACGCGATAATAATACCAGACATTAACGACGTTGGTAATTTTCACGAAATAATAAAGAAAAAATATCCAAAAGCTGTAGAAGAAATAAAAAACAATAATAATGGAATTTTTAGAGCAGATTTAAGAGATATAATAAAAACAAGCCAAGCCAACGAAATACTAAATGATTGGATTGATTGGGCCACTATAAAAGGAAATCTAAGTTGGGATATTGGTCAAGAAGATATATATGATAAAGACGGTGTAATAGAAGGAACACCCGTTATTGTGTTTGGAAACATGCCTAAAACTTCTATAACAAAAAAAATTAGTAACAAACCAGACATAATAAAGTTTAGTTTAGCTGAAGAAGAAAACGGTAAACTATCAAACTTCTTAGAAGGACTTCCATTTAGTAAACAATGGTTAGTTGCTAGAGACATTGACAACGCTATTGAAAGAGCAAAAACAGCAACTTATGCTGAAACAGAAGAGACTGAAAAGTTAAATCAAAAAATAGAAAAAGAAACTGATAAAGTAAAGAAAAAAGAATTAAAAAGACAATTACAAGAAGTTCAAGGCGGTAAAATAACCTTTAAAGTACCTAGTAGATCTAAAATGTCAGACAAATCAACTGCTTATTTTATAATTCAAAAAGTAGCAGAAGGATATAATGATTTTGAATTTAGAGTTAAAAAGAATGCAGAAGGACCTTTGACAAAACAAGTTTTAGATGCATTAGACTTTAAGTCAGATAAAGTTCAAGAAAGAATGAGGTTAAATAATAACCTTGAGCAAGGAATGAACGAAATCATAGAGCAAAATAAAGGTGTAGAAGCTTCAGAAACTTTCTCTCCTGAGACTGCTAAGAACTTAGGTAAGAACATAGGTAAGTACGACATATATTTGCCACCTGAAGATGAGGATTTCTTAGGTTTGCTATACACTTTAGGTTCTGGTAAAGGTCAACAAGGTCAAGACCAAATGGATTTCTTAGTTGATAATTTACTAAAACCTTATAGTGAAGCCATGTTAAACGTTATGAAGTCTAGACAGACTATGTACAAAGACTGGAAAGACTTAATAAATAAAAAGTATAAAGGTATAAGTAAAGAACTTAAGCAAGATTCTGGTTACGGTGGTTACTTAGTAGATCAAGCTGTTAGGGTTTATCTTTGGAATAGTGCTGGTTACGAAGTGCCTGGATTAGATAAAAAAGATCTATGGCATTTAAAAGAGTTAGTTAGAAAAGATAAACGATTAAGAGATTTTGCTCAAGACGTTTCTTTATTATCTAAACAACCTAATGGTTATACTGAACCAGATCATAACTGGGGATTTGGTAGTGTAGTTGGAGATATTAACAATGTTATATCGAAGTCAAACAGAACTAAGTATTTAGGCGTTTGGCAAACTAATGTTGATAAAATCTTCTCTAAACAAAACATGAGCAAGATAGAAGCTTTATATGGTAGAAAATATTCTAAAGCTCTAGAAAACATGTTATACAGAATGAAAACTGGTAGTAACAGAGCTGAAGGCGCTTCTGATGGTCTTTTAAATTGGATAAATGGATCAACCGCTGTTACGATGTTCTGGAATACTAGATCTGCTTTGTTACAAGTCATCGGTGGTATCAACTATATAAATACTGGAGATAACAACGTTGTAAAAGCTGGGTTAGCGTTACTTAATATAAAACAATACACTAAAGATTTCTTAACAATATGGAATTCTAATTATCTTAAAGACAGGAGATCTGGTTTAATGAATGATGTTGCAGAAGCAGAGTTTGCTCAGTTAATGAATGATCCTAGAAACAATACACTAATGGATAAGTTCAAAGCTGCTAATTACTGGTTCTTAAAACAAGGATTTACTCCTACAAGAGTTATGGATAGTTTTGCGATAGCGTTTGGTGGTGCAGGTTTTTACAGAAATAGAATTAACACTTATTTAAAACAAGGTTATTCACAAGATGAGGCTGAAAAGATTACAATGCGTGATTTCTATGAAACATCAGAAATATCACAACAATCTGCCGACGTTTCTAAAATATCAGCTAATCAAGCTAGTACAAAAGGGAGGTTGCTTCTATCGTTTATGAATACACCATTTCAGTATTCTAGGATAATAAAAAAATCTTTTATTGATATAGCGAAAGGAAGAGGAAGTGTTCCAAATAATGTAGCTAAAATAGTATATTATTCTACAATTCAGAACTTAATGTTTAACTTTTTACAAAATGCTTTATTCGCCTTACTTTTTGACGATGATGAAGAACAAAAAGAAGGTAAATACGATCAAGCTAAATGGAGAATGCTAAACGGAGCTATGGATACTTTAATAAGAGGTACTGGTTTGACAGGTGTAATGTTAACCACCGTTAAAAATGCTTTAGTAAAATGGTACGAAAAAAGCGGTGATCCTAAAGGTTATGGAGATGTCGCGGCAGAATTAGCAAACATTTCGCCTTCTATAGGTATAAAACTAAGAAGTTTTATTAAGGCTTATAAAGCAGTAGAATATAACGCTGCTGAAATAGAATATGAAGGATTTAGTTTGTCAAATACGTATGCGATAGAAGCTTTGACATCTTTAACATCTCTTACTTTTAATTTACCTGCCGATAGAATGTATCAAAAAATGCAGAATATTAAAAACGCTTTAGATGACGAATACCAAACTTGGCAAAGAGTAGCTTTCGTAATGGGTTATACTGAATGGAATTTAGGAGAAGGTCAATCAGCACCTGTTCAAATGAATCAACAAGGAACTTTAAAAATACCTGAGTTAAAAGGTGGCGGAGGATTGGTTATGCCAGAATTAAAATAAGGAACAAACACAATGAGCACCATACTCAACGTTCCTATAAAGAGAAAGGGGATACACTTAATTGTGATCCCCTTTTTTCTATTAACAATAATAATAACTATTCTTCTAATTTTTTTTCAACTTCTTCTTTAGCTTTTTCAGTCATCGCTTTAATAGCGTCGTCATAACCTGGCATTAGTTTTAAGGTCTCTAATGTACCAGCAGCTAGTACTGTTAGATGTTGTTGTTCATGCATTACTTGTTGTACAACTCTAACTAAGGCTTCAACTTTGTTTTTCATTTCAATTAAACTTTGTTCTTTCATTTTATCGTTTTATAAAACATTACAAATACTTTTCTACTATTCAAAAATTCATTAGGATATTTACTATGAAAATAATTACATGGATAAGATAACAATCTATTTTGTTTATGACCTATTACAGACTTTAATAACCACTTATCTCTATCATTAGAGTCTTTTATTAATAGTCTGTCAAATTCTTTCTGTGTAATATTTTCAAGTTTTTCTCCATGTTTCCAATGTTCCCAAAAAGCGGTTCCATTTAAGTCACAATAATTGTTTTCTGAAACATATAATACTATTGCTCTGTCTGGTTGTTGACCTTCTATAATAGAATCATTATGTATTCTCCAATCATTGTCTTGTCCTTCTTTTGCCTCTCTAAAAAAACTTAATATCGGTTGTATGGTACAGTTTTCTATTTTAGATAACTTTTCACAAACTAATTCTACAAAATTCTCAGTAGGTTTTTTAACCCAAAAAGACTTTCCAGGAGTCTTTATTTCCTGGAAGTCTGTTTTGTCATTGTTTAAATAATTAATTAGATTAATATCTAAGAAATCGTCTTCTATATATATCATACTATGTTATTTCGCAACCACCTGGTCCACAGGCAACTGACTCACCAAAGTTAGTATTATCTTGTATTTCAATTACCTTAGATAGATCAACGTCTTTCAAAGTAGACATCATTTCGTCATAAACTTCTTTAGTACAGTCTTCAAACGGGGTTTGCTTGTATGTTCCACCATGATAAGGTAAAACAGATAATCCATTATAATAATCTTTATTTGCCCACATCCATTCACCAATAATTTTCCATTCATCATCTCTAACAGAGACAGTACAAGATACATTATGAGTATTATTACCTTTATCGTGACCTACTTTAACCCAGTCTTTAGATATTAACTTAACTCTTTCTAATAAATCTAACGTAGACTCATGTCTTGTAATAGCGCCATTTGGAGCTTTCTGAGGAACAGATATGACTGACTGTGCTGTTGGATTGAAATATTCGTCTTCCAATAACTCCGGATGATTAATTGCTAAATAAGAATATATCGCTTCATTCTTACCTAATCGCATTCTACGAATGTAATAATCATTGTGCCAAGCGTGAATCCCACTAGAAGTGCCAAGCACCAAGCTGGTGGTTCCTGCAGGTTTAACAGCAGTGGTCCTAGCAGCAGTATTAATCCCAAGCAAATAAGCAGTTTCAATATTTGTAACTTTAACGTGTTTGGCAGCTTCTTCATAATTTAATTCTAAGTTAGATTTAGAGGCGATACCAGTCATTGATACACCCAATAACGCATCCTTCTCTGTGTTCTTTTTCCAAATATCACGTAGATAATGAAAATCAGAATACGATGCCTGTAACGTACCTAGAAATGATGCTGCGGATGCTCTAGCGTTAAAATCATCTTGATTTTCAATGTCAGACATATTAATTTCTGTTAAGTTACAAAATTGATAAGGTCGTAGAGCAATTTCGCAACAAGGATTAGTACCCCAATCTTTATCATTAGTAAGGTAAATTCCTGGTTCGCCCGATCCAGAAGCTTCAATACGTTCCCAAACTTTGTCAAATGTTTTCTTATCAATTTTATGTCTTAAAAGTACTACTGAATTGTTTGATCTACCTCTTTGTGGATTGTCTTCCCACCAATTACCTGCTTTACAATTAAGCATTGCAGTACTATCAAGATCAAATAAACTAATCATAGCTGCTCTTCTAATACCACCAGCTAATACTGCATCAGCAATATGACATTGAATATCATGACACTCAATATCAGTAAGTTTTGATCTATCGTCTTTGGTTCTTAAAATAGCTTCTATCTTAACTAAAGCAATTCTTAATGGTTCTGGACCTGGTGCTTTACCTCCAGCGGTAACTAATAACGCTCCTTTTTGTCTAATATCAGAAAGATCAAACTCTATATGAGAAGTTAATCCTCCAGTATAAGACTTAAATAAGGTTTTAACTGCATCTGCCCAACCAATAATAGAATCTTGAACTACATACTTTTTCTTACGATCGTAATTTGGCTTCCTAATCTCAGGTAGTTTTTCAATTTGATGATTTTGTACCGAGTAACCGACGCCTGTGCCGCCAAGTAGTAGAAACATAGTCTCGGAAAAACTATGAATACTATCAATAGGTAAGAAAGCGCAGTTATAAATGCGAGCGTTATTAAGTTCAATAGCTTTACCTCCGAATTGTAAACTACGCATAGACGGTAGAACCTTTTTATTAAATACAAAATTTTCATAAATCTGTTCGATTGATTCTTTCATTTCTGGAAACTTTGATATATGCATCTCCATATTCCTAGTCACTAATTCTTCCCATGTCTCTCTTCTTTCTTTACTTGGTAGGTATTTTGCATATTTAGTGTATACTGTTATATCGCTTAAAATTTGTTTGTCTATTGTTAAACTCATATTATTTATCTATTGTTAAAAGTATGTTTATAAATGGCAAGTATAATACATGTGTATTAAATGTTGGTTCTTCGTATGTTCGAATTCCAAACAAAACTCCTGGGTATAGTCCAATTGCTAATTCCCAATCTTTTTCATTATTGTCTAATGTCATTTTTTCTGTTTTTTAAGATTAATTCAATTGTTATATCGCACTCGCGTTGTGACTGAGGTTTATATAATGTTCTTTTATCACACATTAAACTCATTAACCATTTAAACATTTTCCAACGTAGAGGAAAAGAATCATTTGCTCTGCCTTTTGTTTCTATAATAAAATCATAACCGATAAAATCTGGAGTATATTTTAAATTTAAAACTTTTTTATTACCTCTGTTTACGTAATCACCTTTTCCATTAGATTGTCTTTCAATACAATCGTTTTTAAATGTAAAAGAAGGTAGTAATTCAAATGATTGACTCTCATACTCAACGTCTATCTCAGCTTCTTTTAAAGCTTTATACATATACTTTTCTAAACCAGAAGCGAAGGTGATACCGTCGTATACCACCTTCTTTGAAACTACTGGTCCTTTTTTTCTAGTTATTTTCTTCATCTATTGTAAAAGCGTAAGGATGTCCTAAATCTTCAATGTCCACATCAATATCTCTAAAATCTTGTATCATTGCTTCTTCTGTTAAATCTTGAATTTCCTCTTTACATGCTTGTATGTATAGCACTGCATCCATTAACTCTTCTTGAACATCGTTTAGATATTTAAAAAGACCTTTCATTTTTTTAGTACGTTCATCGTGTAACGTATTGCCATACTTTTCAAAACCTATATCTGATCTAGATACAAATTTCTCTACTACTCTTTCTACTACAGGGTCTCTAAAAATAATATTTTTTTCTGTCATATTATAAAGTTGATTTTAAATGTGCGTTTAATACTCCTTTAAATTCAGGTGATAAACCATTTTGAGTTTGTGGTTGTTCTTTAACAAATGTACCGTTTATCATTTTGCCATGTCTTGATTTAATAACATCGTAAGCAGACATAACACAGTCTTCTACTTTTAAACCTTCTAAAGCCGCTAGATTTGTAAGTACAACTATCATATCGCCAATTGCATCAATAAACTCTGGTTTATCATTTTTAAGAATTGCTCTAGCTAGTTCGCCAGCTTCTTCTTGTAATTTTGCAAACTGAGTTTTAGTATCACCGTTTCTATATATGCCACGTTCATCTGCCCATTGTCTAATAAGATCATAAATATTAGGGTCGTCAACTTTAACACTTTCAGGTTGATTTTTGTAACTACGAGCGAAATTTTGTTTTCCTAAAGACTTGCAATACTCGTCCATAGCTTTGTTATATATATAAGATCTACCAGGATTATACATTGAAGTTTTAGCATTTTGAACTATCCAGTCAGTTAAACCTGGAGTTAAAAAATACTTACCAAAACCAGTTTCAATTTCTAAACCTTGGTTATCTAATAAGTTACCTTTTAACTTATTAACTGGACAAGGAAATGTTGTTGTTTGCTCTGTTACGTTTAGTACCATTTGATTTGATTTTAAATTTAATTTTTTAGTTATTAATTCTTTATAAGATTGTCTATCTACTTTATAACCGTAGACAATTTGAAGTTCTAACTCTTTTTCTGATATATAATCTATATCTTCACTAGAATCAAGAACTTCATATTCTTTACAACCATAACCTTGTTGACGTGTTAATCTATCTCTAAGATCACACGTTACGCCAATCTTTTTACCAAATATGTGATATAAATAATACGTCATTTTTATTCTTTTACGATTACTTCTAAGTTAAAAGACTCTAAATCTACAATTATTCCAACAGGTTCAAGTCCGTTTTCAATTAATTTGCCAAAAAACTCCTTTAAATTGTTTCTTATGAAATAACCACCTCTTGCGGTATATTCACCGTCTTTCCAAAATTCTATTGTTTTCTTTTCTTCCATAATTACAAGTTTTCTAAATGTTTTTTAACTTCATACCAATATTTGCTTCCTGATGCTTTTATCATTTCATTGACTAACACTAATGAACATTCTATAGCTAAATCTATATCGTAATAATAACCATAAAAATCAAGTTCTTTTCTGGTTATGTTAAGATATGTATTTATTAATTCTCTTGATTTTACTTTTGGTGTCATAATTTGTCGTTATATAAATGTAAATTGTGAGCGAAATGATAATACGTACCTATTTCTAAATTAAGAACATCAGCAATATCCATTTGTAAGTTTGAAAAACAGAATTGATCATTACAGAAACCGTACCAGAGATCATTAGAACGCATTAGAACAGCCATATTTAATTTTCCATCTAACACTGTGAATTGAACAGCATAAGTACAAGGAGTGTCATTAGAATATGTATCTATTTCTTTACCGTCGTATATAGATATTGTAGCTTTTCTAGTATTTGGATTTTCTTGTAGTAATTTAATTACTTTACCTATTTGATCATTTCTTCGCCATTGCCAACCATAGTTAGATCTAACTTCACCATTTTCATCCATCATGTTTTTCCATATTGGAGCATGTTTAGATATTTCAACAGCACTAGGATCACCAGATAAATACCATTGCCATTCTCTCATTGCATACGTAGAACTCCATTTTCTATGTGCTTCTGTTATAAAATTATCTTCCGGGTTTTCTATATAAAAACCTACGTTAAATAAAGCTTTGGTATTATCAAAATCAACGCCTTCAATAATTATCTTATCTAAAAAATATTTATAAGCTTCATTAGCATTTTTAAAACTATTTTTTGTATTTGTCATAATAGTAAATATAATATTTATACATTTGTTTCCATATCTCTACTTTACCGTAAGATTCTGGACTTACATTTATCTTTTTATTTATCTCTATAACTATAGACCATTTATTAGTTGAAATTGCTTTAGGAGATATGTATATACCATTTTCAATACACCATCTAAAAGCATCAAACTCTTTTTTAGTACATCTATAATCACCCATGTCTATAATACTTCTCTTAGCCATTTATTCCCATGGCATTTTACTATCAGACATATCTGGTGGTTGTTGAGGTATAAAACATCCAGAACGTGGTTCCCATTTGAAATGTGCTTCAGCGCCATTCTCACCTAAGTTTTGAAACTTGACTTTAAGAACCTTACATTTAACTGTTTTTGTTTCATAATCTCTATGGACTAACAAACCGTGATAAGATGCATCGTACCATTCGCCACCACCTTTAATGTTATACATTGTAGGTTCTTCTATTTTACCATCTCTGTCTTTGTACATTTTAGTTGGATGCGCTACTACTATAACTAATACATCGTATTTTTTGGCAAATATTTCTATCTGTTGCAGATATTCTAATGTATAAACATTAACATCACCAGAAGCATCTTGTGCTCTTACTTTATTAAATGGATCTATAACTAAACATTTAATACCTTTACGTTTAACTAGTTCAGCACCTTTTCTAAGAACAGACTCTAATGTATAACGTTCCATATCTATAAAATAATAACTGTCATTTACATGACCTGCTACTTGGTTCCATTTATCTCCGTGAATTTCTTCAGGCGAAGGCATATCACCCCAGGTTTTACGCATTAACTTATGAGCATGTAAGTAAGTTGGTTGATTTTCAGGAGAAGCAAATGCAGTCTTCCAACCATATTTAGCATTATAACCAACAACCATTTGATCAACGAAGTCAGATTTACCCGAAGAAGGAATACCAGTAACAGTGATAAACTGACCGGTATAAGTAGAGAATATACTATCAAAGTTATCCAATCCAACTTGAAATCCTGGTTTAAACCCGTTTCTAACAAAATCTGTAACATCATCTTCAATGTCTTTAAAAGTTTTAACGTTCTCTAACGGAACAGGTCTTGCTTGTGATATACGTTGAGACAACTTTTCTTTACCATACTTTAATAAGTACTCATTAGCATCTTTACAGTCTTCAAACGATGCTAAATAACAAACTTCTGAACCTAATCTACGAATTAATTCTGCTTGCAATGCTTGACCAGCAGCATCAGAATCTACTGCTAATATAATCTTTTCTTTATCATCAAAATAATCTATACAACTATCTAGATATTCTAAGTTATTTGTATTTAATGTTGCTCCATTAGGAACAGAAACAACATTAGTAACTCCAGCTTCATGTAAAGCTAAAACATCCATTTCGCCTTCAACAATAACACAATATTCAAAACCCACAATGCTGTCAATATTATAAAAAACTTTTTCAGCACCTTTGAATAGTTTAAAGTGTTTGTGACCATCACGGTATTTTACATTTACTAATTCATTTCCAACAAAGTAATTAAAGTGTATAGCATTTTCTTCCTTACCTGTTTGAGGCATAAATTCTTTTCCCTCGGATATTTGTAATTCATAAAGAGTTTCTTTAGAAATACCTCTAGTAGCAAACCAATTAACTACAGGTTCACTTATTTGCATTTCTTCAACTTGTTCTTTAGGAGGTGGTTTAATATAAACCTTTTCACCAGAACCTTTACGTTGATAAGTATGTAACTGAAATGATTTATTACAATTATGACAAGTTCCAAGACCACGTTCCCAATCATAAGAAGCACATTTAGCTTTCTCATTCTTAGGTTTTCTATCAGAAGAACACAGAGGACAAACGCCTTGTGTTTTACCTTCTTCAAGACCATATCGATTGAATGTATCAATCAAGAATCCATTGATCTCTGTATTGTTTACTTGCATTTGATTAGTTTAATTGTTACTAATTATAGATAGAAAAACCCCAACTTGTGGGGTCTAACTATCTAAAGTGTGCCATAGGGCAGTTGGGACCGAAGGCTTGCAACCACACTATGTAAAAGGCGATTCTTATTTGTAACCTCTCGAGCGGTGCCGCCTAACGCCACTTAAAAAAAAGACCTAAAGGCTGATCTTACGGGAAGCGCTATAGGTACAATTATATTTTAAAAAAAAATAACATCCCTGTTGCACTCTGGTTTGTAATGGGGCTACTATGGGAAATCCTGAATTCGTCGTGTTCGTCACAGGCGTACTAGTCCTTATCTTCCTTTGAACTTAATCGATTACAATTGGTGAGGTTTACCACTATCAACACGCTATCCTATTTCATAAGTTCTTTCAAACAATTGTTGGTTATAGGCAACCGTCAGGATGTTAAATTTTTATTTAAAAAGGTAGATCATCTACAGGAGCAGGGGCTCGTTTTGCTGGAGCGCTTTGTTGTTGACCATCTTTAGGTGCAACTGCTACATTTTGACCATTTGTCCATAAGACTTTAACATTACCGAGATAAACTTTTGCCATTTTAGACTCTCGTTCTTCTTTAGTCTGTCCAACTGTTATAGGACCTTGGTTTCCAAAGTTATCACATTCGTCATTTATTGTAATGGTAATAGGAAGATATTTACCTTTTTTTCCATCAATAATTTTGTGCTTTGGAATTTCGTTAAGATTAATACTCGCATTGATAATTGAAGCCATATTAGAATATATTAAATTGGTTAAAAAATTGTTTAATCTTTTCAAAGGTACTTAATCTTGTTTTTAAGTCTTTATATTCTTTTAAAGACTTAAAGGTTCCAGAATTATCTGGAATAGTAGGAACATTTGGAACAATTGCTTTTTTTGGTCTACCCATAGTTAAAAATTATAAAGTTAAATTAATAAAATAGTTTTCTGGAATAAAATCTGGGTCATTGTAAAACAACTCGTATGCTTCAACTGCTTTTTCTACTTTTTCTTTACCTGTTTCAAGAAACTTTTCAGAACAGTCATATATACCTATTTGATGACTATTTTTGTCTATAGCCATAAAAACCATATCATAACCAAATAGATGTTTGTATATATACGCTTGACTATCATAGTTATACTTTTTAGCAGAATACTTGAAATCAAGTATGTTAGATGTTGTCTTAAGATCTATGATTAGTTTTTCAGAATGATTTAATATATCTGCTTTGCCTTTCCACATTTGTCCAGATATTTCTGCAATACCAGGAACTTCGTAATCTACATTGTCACCTCGTATCAAACCTCTACAAACTTCGTTAGCTAGTACTTTGTCAATCATTACTTCTAACTGATCAACTTCATGTTGTAATAGACACATTTCACCACCAGACATTTCTTTGTATATATTTGTATTCCTCGTAGATGATTGCACAATTTTATACTTTTTTAATTTATCTGGTTCTAATATAGCCGTATGAAAGTATCCACCGACTAAAAAGTTTATGTTTGAAGGGTTTGGATCTCTTAAAGCTAAAGGATTTGAAAGTAACGTCATTATATTTGAATTACTTAAAAACTGTTGACCAAATTCTCCATAATAATCTTCATCGTTTTTTAACCTTTCTAATATTTGATCTTTTTTCATACTATAGATTATATAAGATTAATTCTGCTTCTTTAGTTAATTCATATTTACCTTTAATACTCTCTATAGATCCGCCTGTTTCTATGAAAGTTTTAGCTTTTTCAAACGCAGCATCTTTAACGTCTAGTTTTACCTTTGGTTTAGTTTGATCTGTTTTACCATGTGTATTTGAAGCATCTGCATCAGCAGTATCATCTATCAATAATAAATTACCGAGAGCGTATTTTTTACCGTAAGAAGAAGCAGAGCCGAAAGCCTGTGGTGTCTGCATACCTTTTTGCTGTAAATCAACACCAACAATCGCTTTCACTTCGATTGAATTATCACTAAAAGCATCGTGTATAGCAGCTCTACTAATAATTACTGGTAATTCATGAGAATATATATAATCCTCATTTATTGTAAAATACACGCCGTACTTTTCATTAAAAGGTTTTAAGCCTTCTAGTATATCCTCTGCGGATCTAAAATTGTACTTACCGAAAGAATTGTACCTGCTTTTATTAGACTTAAACTCAATTTGAATTCTAGACAGTTTAACAGATAATTCTAGTTTTTGATCTTCCATATATTTGATTTAATTGTTTAGTTCTTATACCTATATAATTACACGTTTTGTCAACTATTTAACCTATTTTAGTTGACATTTTTTGTCATAACTTAAACATACTCAAGTAGTTGCTTTGGATTACATTTACTAATTAGTTTAGTTACTGCTAACTTTTTTAATTCAGAAACTCTAACGTACGCGCTTGGACCTTTAAATCCAAGTATGTCAGCTATTTCATTTGCAGAATGTTTGTCACAATCTAAACCATAACTTAATCTTAAAACTTCAGACTCAGGAGTTGTTAAATACTTTTTAAATAAACTAAGTATAAAAGCATTTAGAATATCTATGTTATATTCCTCTGATTTGTCTTCAAACATTTTCTGAGTGTATTCAGCTTCTAAGTCGTAATCTGTAGCATCACTATTATCGAAGAAAGCGTCTAAACTTCCAACCATACTACTAAAGAATAAAGCAAGTAGTTTATGATCTTCATCTGAACCTTTTCTTATTTCGTTTAATTTATGTTCAGGAATACGTATAGATCCTTTATTAATGTCTATCGCGCGTCTTATTGAACCTTTTATACGTTTTGACAGAAACGATTTGATTGTTTGTTCTTGGTCTTTAGATTCAGTTATTTTATCCCACTCTATTTTGTCAATGGCAAATATTAAACCAATACTACCTTCTTGAATTATATCTGTAATATCCATAATACCAGATGCTTGATCCGCTGTTGAGAACTTTCTAGATATATTTTCTACTAAAGGTAAAAATGTGGCTATTAATTCATCTCTTGAATATTCATTGTAATTTCTTTTTTCTATATTACTAATAACTTTTTTAACATCATCTTTATATCTTATATAATTTTCTAAATTGTATTTTTTCATAACCACTTATTTTTTAAAATTGAATCCCAATAGCAAATCATCTCTTCTTCACCGTTAACATGTCTTGTCCATTTACATGGATACTTTTTTCTAGCTTGTTCTAATCTTTCTTTTGTACTTTTAGTTTTATCTGTTTCTCTAGTATAATATAACCAACATTCCCAATAATGATGACACTCAGGAGCAATAAATTCAATTGCTATTTGCCATTTAAAAAATACAAAAGAAAAAACAGGAGACCATTCAAATCTATAATTATCTGGTTCCCATTTAGTTTTCCAACCTAAACCAGTATAGTTGAAACCAAATCTTTTAGGCATTGCATAAGAACATCGTAGTTTATCTTCGTATATTTCTCTAAAAGGTTTTATAGGTTTAGCATATTCAGGATTTCGTTTATTAAATTCTATTCGTTCTTTTACATATTTATCAGCTGCTGCAATTGCTAAATTAGGAGTTCCTTTAATCCATCGTCTAGGTAGAAAATAAGGAGTACCAATTGCTACTTTACCAACATATAATTTTATACTTGGAGGTTTAAATGGCGAGTTGTATGCCTTTAAAAAATCTAAATCTTTTATAAAATATTTAAGTTTCATAATTCTTGGTTTAATAATTCTTTTTCTTTTTTAAGTTCATTACCCATGTTTCTATAAACTGTTCTTGTAGAACAACCTAGATACTTCGCTAGTTTCTCAACAGTAATTTTGTCGCCATCATCATGAGTGTATAGCATGGCATCGTAAATCTCAGACTCTGATAATTTTTTACGACCGATAATTTGACCTACTATCTGTAGTTTCTGTTCAGTAGTTAACTGACAGTAATCTTTAAATATTATCTTACGTATTTTATTTTTAGGAGGAGATTCTAAATCATGCATACTTACCTCATATAAAATAGTCTTTAAAACTTGATCAGAAATATTAAATGTAATAAAGTTGTTAGACTTGTCACAGATAAATCTACATAAACTTTCTAATTTATCTTGATCTAACTGAGGATTAAGATACCATATAACTAATAGATGCCATTTTAGACTTCTATATGTATTTATTTTGGCCTTACTCCTAAACAACTCATAACATTCAACAGTACCAGTTTCATAATAATTACCCCATTCAAATACCTGAGTAGGTTGGTCATTAATAGGAAACCGTCTATATATTATTCGTCTATCTGTTAGATACTTTATATTTCTATCGTGTGACATTAGCCCCTTACTTTTTATATATAGACCCTATTGTCACAGTTCTACATATTATTAATATAATATTCTTCTTCATCAGTATCCTCATTCTCTGTTTCATTTTTTATTTTTTCAAATAATTCTCTGTTTTTTCCCATACTTAAACGGCTATTTACATTAAAGTTTAGACATTTCAGATTTTAAATAACTAATTCGTTTTGCACAAGTATCAGCTTTTTCATATTCTTCAGCTTTTTCAAAAGCATCTAACATAACGACTAATCGCGTGATTTCCATTATGATTTTATCTTTATTACTTATACGTTCGTGCACTTCAATTGGTACATTACTTGCTTCGAGATCTTGGATAAACTCTTTATCTAACTCTTTTTGTTTTTCAATTAATTTACCTACAATAACGTCTGCTAACGCGTCCATTTCTTTTTTAGTCATGTTTCATTTGTTTTGTTTTAATTATTATCTATTGTTTAAACTTCTAAGTCCGTGTAGTGATTGTTGGTCTCTTACATTATTACTGTGTAATCTATTACCTCTACAATAAGAACATTTTCCATTATTTCTGCAAGATCTATCAAATACTCTTGATTTTCTATAAGCTTGTTTAACTGTTCTACTCATGTTAAAACTTTTTTAATTCACACATTTTTAAAACAAAACTTAATACTATTACTGTCATGCAGTATAAAATAAACTTTAATTTTAATAAAAAGTTTTTAATCATAGTTAATCAAGTAGTATTATATAGGCTTCTATATTGTTATCTTTAAACCACCATAAACCTTCGTAGAATAAATTAGTTAAATTTTCACTACGTATACCTTGTTCTAACAGCATCTCAGATCCTTTTATAAAATCATACATACTTAATTCCTTTGGAGATAAATAACAACTACATCCACTATATGGATTTGTAACCTCTCCACCATTTTCATAGACTTCACCATTAAACCATTTAGGTAAAATCTGTATTACATTTTCTTTTGTCATAAGTTTATTTGTATTTTCTGCGTTGAACAACTTATCTTGTGTATAGCACCTGCGAGATTACACATCGGACATTTCTCAGTAATTATTTTGTAACCTGATTTCATAACTTTAAAATCTTTTACAATATAGTCTTTAAAGCCAAATGAATCAAGAGACATGCCTCTAGATATAAAAGGACCACCAGAAGGATCTATCATGTCTATTTCATCTCGTAAAGAATCAACCATTCTAACATATTTATCTGTTAAAATGTATTCTTTTTTAATATCGTCATACTTATGAACAGCGGTTTTAAATTCTTCCATTGTTAATAAGTTACCCATGTCTTCACAATAAGCTTTATAAGCTCTATTATAGTCATTAGGCATACCAAACCTACACCATTCAAAATTACCTTTCCATAATATGTCATGGTCTTTGTTTTCTGTAAAAGTATAAGTGTCTTTGTATCTATTTATATATTTACTCATAATTTATTATCTTTTTCAATTAAACTAGTTATGTAGATCCATACAAGTTTCTCCATTTCAGTGTGATCTACTACACCTAATAGTTGTTCTAACGATATTCCACCAGAACCGCCGCTTTTAACATCTCTTTGCAAAGCTTTAATTTGATTCTCGTACATTTTTATAGTAGCAAAAGCTTTATCTGATGCTCTTTCTTTAATTAAAGAATCTACCAACTTGCTTGGTACTCGTACTTCTCGTTCGGTTGTTTCAAACATTTTTTTAGTATTTTTTTAGTTTTCTTTACGTATTCTAAATAATAATCACCATGTTCTGCATTTCCAAAGAAAAAACCGCCTTGCGGTGGCAATAAATAACCATTTTTTTGTGGATTTTTTAATACTTTTTTACATAAATTATATAAAGTAAGTAATTGCTCTATAGAAATGTCGCTTACTTGACATTCGTCTTTACCATCTTGAGTGTTGTCTACAAACCACTTGTGTATAGCATTAGCTTTACGCCAATAACCAATTTCTTTTTCTTGATCTCCATTTCTATAAAGATACATGTCTAATCCCATAATTATTTTGTTTTAGTTAATTTAATTATTTCTTTAAATAGTTTTTTAATATATTCAGGACTTTCTTTATTAATATTTTCCTGCAATTGTTTTTTAATGACTTTAACAGGCCAATGTAATGCAGTTATATATCCTACAGAATCTTTAAATTCAACACGAGCGTATTCTGTATAAGGTTCGTGAAAGTTAGTTACTATGCCAATTAATCCAATATAAGGGTCGTAAGTCGGGTTACAAGTTAAAATTCCACCGTCTTTTTTTTCAAAGCGAACAGTTAAAAATTCTTTTCCAATAATATCTTCATCTTTCATAGTACAACTTTTATAAATATTCCTTGCTTGTCATATAATATAGTTAACTCGTACTCATGATCTAGTTGATTTAATATTTCATGCATTGTCATGTTTAAGTAATTAGCGCCTATATTAAATTTTTCTACTCCAAGAGTAAAACCTTTAGATACAGCATAGTCATAAATGAATAGCCAATCAATGACTTTTTCATTTCTCATTCTTACATATCTCTCTTTCATATAATTAGGGTATTAAAAAGACCCACCTTTCACAGTGGGCCCTTTAAAAATTGTTAAGAAGTTTTAGTATTTTTACCATCATCTATAACAGTTGTACCTTCTTCAGCATAACTAGTAACAGAGTTATCATAACCAACTCTAACTTGTTTACCACCTGTTTTAATACATAAGGTCTTTAATTCACTGCTAAAATCCATAAGAGATATGGCATTAACTTTATAAGGTAAAGTATCATAACCAACTCTATCTTGACCGTCATTTATAACTAGAATTTCAGGTTTTTCAACTGATAAATCTACAGATAGATTACCAAGTTTGCGATTTGAAATATCATTAGCAATAGATGTAACCATCGCGCCTATATCAGTTGTACCACCATTTGGATCATTAGAAAACCACGTCCAGAAATCCATGACATCTTCTCTATTTTTTAAATGGTGAAACTGCATATTTTTAGGATTATGTACAAAATAACTGAAATAAACTTCAGCTTCTTCTTTCATTACATAGCGTAAGCGATCAATGAGTATAGCATTCACCCATGTCTGTTTATCACACGAATCCATACTGCCAGAAAAATCTAATAATATAATTATCTTTTGTTTCTGTTCTTTACGGTCAACAGGCACGTTAACAGTTAAATCCTTAGTTAAGAACTTAGTACGAAAGTTTGGAAACATTTTCTGATATAACTCGATGTTACTGAATTGAGCATAATCACGCATAATCTTTTTAGCATACTGATCAGAGTTTGATACAAGTTTTTCTTCAACTTCTTTTTCAACTTTGAATTGATCACCAAGTTGACCGACAATAGATATTTTATCAAGAATATCCATTTTACGTTCTTTACTTAATTCATTAAATTCAAGTTGCTGATTAATATCTGGATCAGAATATATAGCTCTGTCAAAATTAAGAGTTGAATCGTAGTCTATATCTTCATCTTCTTCATCACCAGTTGGATTACGTTTTCTATATTCACTGTTACCACCGATTTGCCTATATATAGCTATTGCTTGTTCGAGTGGAGTATTACCAGGAATAAATTGATCGAAGATACCATCATATAATTGTTTCTTCTGCTCATAATCCATTTGTTGACCTTCGCTAAGAGAGTCGTAATCAGCGAATTTTTCACTGATATATTCACGCTCATCAACCATCTTGAAGTAACATACTCTAGCTAATTCTTTAATAGTATCTACTGACTTGTCAATCCACACGTTAGACTTAGCTTTAATATCTGCTTTAGTAGGAGTTAAATAGGTTATTGGATCTTTAACGAATAAATCTGAATTATCATCTTCATCATATATACTTCCGCCCCAAGAGTAATTAGTCCATACACTCGGTTTCCAAGAGTATGAACTATATTTAGTCTCTTTTTTATTACTTCTACCACCATAACCATAACTTCCATAACTATCATACTCTGAAGTATAATCGTCATCATCACCCCAGTAACTAGAATATTTACTCATGATTTAATCCATTATAGATGATACGGTTTGCTTTTTAGATAAAGATGTATATAAATCAGTCGCACTCTTAATTAATGAGGCGTGATTAGACGCAAGATCGTCAGATACTGTTAACTTTTTAATATCTCTAATTGTATTAGCTAATAAACCAATATCATTAGTATATGCTGATTGCTCGTCTTTAGTGATTAGATTATTGTTTTGTAATTTATTTACAATGTCACCTAAATCATCTGATAACTTTCTAAACTTTAACGTGCTCTGATATTTCTTAAGGGTATCAGCGATTAATGCAGGTTTTTTAGCAAATTCTGCAATAAAGTTTAACGAGTCTGGACCACATTCTTCGTATACTGTATAAGCAGTAACAGCTACACGAGGTGATATTGTAACTCCACCTCTATGATATTCTTGAAGAATATAAGGTATAATTGGATCTACATTACCTTGGCCAAATTTAACTTCAAGAAGTTTATTATAACTTGCTTCAGTATAATTATCCCATACTACATTTAATTCAAGTGGGAAACGTTCCATTAATGCTTTTAAAGATGCATTTTTAGAAAATTCTTCACGAGTACGATTAGTGCAGCAGATAATAAACTTAGTTTTAATAGGAAATATTTGCGTACCATTTCTGAATATTTTAGAAGATAAAATATCTTTTAATTGTTCAAGAATAAAGTCAGGAGCATCGAATAATTCTTCGAATATAACATACTCGTTATTCATAAATGAATTCTCAACAAGATATTCAATTTTACCTGTTTTCTCGAACGTAGGTATATCTAAACCGCCGAATAATCTATCAGTAGTCATACCTGTACCCATTGTAATTACATAAGGGTCGATGCCTTTTTCAGCGAGATACGCCATTGTTAATTCTGATTTACCATGTCCACCAGGACCGTACAAGACAATATTTTTACCTGTCTTCAGCCCAATATCTAAGATACTAAGTGATTTGTCCATAAATACGAAGTCTGCACCTACGCCTGTGACTTCTTGCACTACTGCTTTTGTTTTTCTAGCTGTCGCCATAATTAAATTTTATTAAAGGGTTTAATAGAGGTTACCACCATGGTAACTTTGTGGATAAGATAGAATCGAACTATCAACTCAGTCTATGCCTCTGAGTCATCACCAGATTTAACCAACCACGCCTATAAGAGCGTGTATAGCAAGTATCCATGTTTAGAATTCGTTTATTATATCACATGGATAATCTTCATCTTCATCTTCATTCCAATCAGCATGTTCACCACAATCAGGACATATATCTATATCGTCCCAACAACTTGAATAAGCACCACAACAATCACTTTCCATATCTATTTTATTGAAATTAAAGTATCATTTTTTCTATATGCCATTACATCGAACGTAACTCCTGACTCTGAATTATCAGTTCTAGTTTTATGAATTAATTTACCATTCATAAAGATATAACACTCATTGCCTTGAACTATTGTATGTACCATAATATATTTATTTACGTCGCCAAGACTTATGTACCGCAGCACTAAGCTCTTGACTGACAATTTGAATTGTATTACCTGTTTTATGCTCGATAATAGGTATATAACTGTACGTCTTAACAGTAGAACAACCTATACAGCTTTTATATCCTAGTTCTAATCTGACTGGATGTAATTTACTTCCACATTTACAATACATATTAAACTATTTAAGGTTTAACAAACTCGAAATTATAATTATATTCTAATAAATCATTAGTCTCTCGTGTTTCCATTTGATAATCTAATTCCATACTGAATATAGAGTTTTTAATGAACTGAGATACTATCTGTCTTTCTGGAAACGTACATTTAACTAATGGTTTGCCATTGAAAGTCCAGTATCCATTTTTTACTTTGATTTTAGCTTGCATATTTATTTATTTTTTGTTTCACGTATATTATCTAACTATATTATTATTAAGTCCGTGTAGATTATTTAATGTTTACTGTCGTAATCTCCTATAACAAATACCATTATGAAAAATACTATTAATAAAAATACTCCTACTAAATTAGAATCCATAATCTTATTTGTTTTTAAATTGTTTTATAAATTCAGTAAAATCATCATCTAAATATTTAATATCACAAATAACTCTTTCAGCATAAAATTTAAACGCTTCTTTTAAATCTTCCTTACTATAGCTTCTTTCTTGTTGATTTGCATATTCATCCATTGCATCAATTATCGTTAAAGGTAAAAGTTCAATAGTTTCTGACTGATTTACATCTTCAAATTGTATATATTCTCTTAAAACACTTTCTGCTGTTTGTTTCATGTCTTATTTGTTTTTAAATTGTTCTAATTAATCTTCTTGCTTCTGCATCAGATAATGTTGCTCTTAATTTTTGCAGAAATTCTGATTTACCTATTTGCTCTTGTTGCCATTTAGCACCTAATATAAAAGCTTCTTCGTCAAGCCAAACTGGATATTCTTCTTTTGTTCTTTCAGTAGCTTCTTCAAGTGTTTCTTGTTTAGGTTTTTGTTTCATATCTATTAGTTTTCTGATTCATAAGCTTTTCTACATTCTCTTGAACAGTAATTACCATAGCATGGTTCACCACAGAAGTTACATTCATCTTCTATGTCATCTAATGGGTAACTCCAAGTATCAATCATAAGTTACTGAATTAAAGGTTACTTCTACAAAATCTGTAGGGTACAATACTATTTCTTCACCTCGATACATTTCTTCAACAAGGTTTCTAGCATCCACTTCGTCTTCTGCTTTGACTGTTACAGTTCTAGCAAGTGTTTCTACTATTTCTACATCAAATAATCTCATAGTAATATATTTAAAATTAGTAGTCAGGGCCGGACTCGAACCGGATAAGCAACCTATATTTCAAGGACTCGGGACCATCCCTCATTACACCCACCTGACTTATTAAAGGCTTCACAAATAGTACTTAGCTTATACGACATATAATCACTTGTAAGATTAGTTATAAGCACCTTTAATTTAGTAACCAAAAAAGGAATCGAACCTTTTAACCAGTCGGTCGTAACATGCCATTGAAGCCCAGTACTTGGTTATTTAGCGGAGATTTGGTCAGGCACTCCGCTGTTGTAAGTTATACCTTATCTTACGCCGTCATTCGAGAGTTATCAGATACTCCAATGACTGTCGCTGTACTATCTGAGTCAAGCGACCGCTATCTTTAATTCGAATGAATTGCTTTAATTAATTTCTCAATAAAGGCGTGTATAGCAACTTCACTGTCCTCAACCTTGGTGGTCTTAGCGATTTTAGATACCTTGCCTAATGGTTTAATCCATTTACCATTTGCCTTACGAACTCTGATATTTGAATACCAGAAAGAACTGTCGCTGTCTAGCGAATGGTCGAAACCCGGTCTTATTAATCCAAACTTAGTATCAACTCCGATAGCAAACCCTCTTTGTTCTGCTTCTTTAGCAAGGCTCTCGATTGTCTCGCCAGTACTGTTGGTTGTAACCTTTGTAGTTGGCGCTCTGTCTTCACTGATCTCTTGCCAGAATTCATGACCTTCAGGCGTTAGCATCCACGGAAAAGCAGCTGACAATGTAATGTCTTCTTCAATGGCTTGTTTGGAACCTTCAACGCCTCTAAGATTTACTAAGTTAGCGAACATCTGATTGTGGTACTGACTTGGTACCTGACTTAATTTAATTTTTGTTACTCTGCTCATGATTATATAGTTTTAATAGTTAATGATTCAAATCCTTGTTCTGTTGGTACTGACTTATGACTCCACAGTCGAGTGCAAGCGAACTTTTTACTTTTACTGAACGTAGACTTCTGTCTAATAGGTAACGCCCATTCGGAGTATGTAAGTCCGCTGCATTTTCTCTCGTGCAGGTTTGAAAGCCTATGCTCTTCCAATCTAATCTTCTTGATATTGTTGCAGTATTCTAACGCTGCTATTGCTGATGCTTCCATAGTTAACTTCTTAAAGCCGCGCCTGCTGCGCTAGCATATTCTAAAAATACCACTTTGAACCTCAATAATATAATACTCGCAATCCTACTGTACTTCTTCATAATATACTAATTTAATTAATGTTTCTAATAACTCGTGTCTTTGCCAACTGGAATCCCAGTCGCACTCTGTATAAATGTATTCTGACATTTCTCTGACTACCTGGTCTCTGCTTCCGCCACAGAGGACGAAAGCTTTGAAACCATCGATAGTATCATCACTAAAACTACTCATATTACCAACCAGTTTTTAGGTCAGACTTGCGAATAAAGGTCCAACCTTTGTGGTTAAACCATGCGGACAAGCCGTCTTGCTCTTTATCTTCGTTATAAATGAAGGCAAATCTTGTTGGTAAATTACCAATTAAAAAACCAGTGTATTCTATTTTATTTAAGAATACTGTTGCGCCGCGACGCTTGAAAGAATTAATTACTGCTGACATAGGAATTTAGGTATTAAAGGGTTAATTATAATTTAATTTCACGTATATTATCTGACTATTATATTTGTAAGTCCGTACGGTTTTAAACCTTATAATCTATAAAGGTTGAAGTATAAACTTCTTCATCACGGTCAAATTCATCAGTGTTTTCTGGATATAAATCCATTAACTCGTCGTAGATAGGGTCGTTAAAAGCATCGAAAGTATGAAGTATAATTATTAAATTAACTTGTACTTCTTCTCCGTCTTCATCTTGCCAGTAACCTGACTCGATATTAAATTCTAGTAAACCTTCCATTGACTGGATCTTCTCGATTAATTCTTGCATAGTTTAAGGTGTTAAAATGTTTATTAGTTAAAATACTACGAGAGGTGTATTACAGACTCTCTCTGCTCTTTATAACAGTTTTCACACTGTTAATTATTAATTTCAAATATATTATCTCACTAATTATTAACAAAGTCCGTGAAGTGTATAGCAAAACCGCTAAAAACAGGCGATAATGGAACACCAAGCAGTGAATTATTAAATAGTGTGACATTAGGGTATTAAGTAATATAGTAAGGGGCTATTGTCACAGTTTTATAGTGTGTAAGAACGTAAAAAATAATAAAAAAAAAGCCGCCCGAAGGCGACTTAATTGACTAATTATACTAATTCGCCTAACGCTCGTACAAAAGCGGGTAGGTTATTGGTATTGGTATAACTACCGTACTTCTCGAAGCATGGCATAAGGTCAAATTTCGCTTTCAGAGCGTTATAAACCTTATCGTGGTCATAGGTACAAAGCACTTTCTTAGCGTTCTCGAAGGAAATCACCGTGTTAGTTCCTATTAATGACTTGCGTATAACAAACCTTTTAGTCGTTAAAGCATTTTTTGTAGTTGTTACTACTACGGGAGCTGCTACTGCTGCTACAACCGCTTTTGAAGTTTTTACTGGCATAGGTAATTAATTAAAATTATAAAGATTATTATTAATCTTCGAATATATTATCATTATTTAAACGTCGTAAGTCCGTGAAGTGCTATACATACTCGCTATATTCCTTCGTTAGCAACTGAACACACCTCTGCCTGCCAATTCCACAATTAAGTAGAGTAAAAACCGCTATTTCTAACGGTTTATTTAGTTGCTATTTATTTAAACATGTCTTCTACATCATAAGCAAATATTAAATAGTCAAAAGCTAAGTCATAATCTAAATCTAGCATTTCATCTCTTCTTTTATCTACTAATATACATTCTTCATCAGTAAATAATCTTTCTGAAAAATCAGATACATTAGTCAAAACTTCATTAGCATCTGAATCAAAGTGATAAAGCATGTCTTTAGAGTCTAAGAAATTAAGATAATTAATAATGTCTTCTTTAGTCTTGATTTTCTTTTTAAATAGATTCATAGTTATAATATTAAGTTATTAAATTCAAATATATTATCTTATAGTAACATACGTAAGTCTGTGAAGTGTATAGCAAAGTAACTATTATAATAATAAGCAGTTTAAAGACTTGCTTAGGTCATTTAACTATACTAACTCTGGTAACGATCTAACGAACGCTGGTAAGTTATTAGTATTAGTATAACTACCGTATTTAGCGAAACAAGGCATCAAGTCAAACTTAGTCTTTAGTTGGTTATAGACTTTGTCATGGTCATAAGTCATCAACTCATTTTTGTTGTTAGTAAAACTAATTACTGTGTTTGTACCAATTAAACTTTTTCTGATAACAAACCTTTTTGTGGTGATTGAATTTTGCATAGTATTAAATATTAAATTATAAAGTTTATTATTAAACTTCATATATATTATCTTTTATAAAAACTAGTAAGTCCGTGAAGTGCTATACACGCTGATGTAAAAAAAAAGGACCCGAAGGTCCTTAATGATTAACGATAAGATATTAGATGTTCACAAGACTCCTCACAACAAAGTATAACGATACGTACACAATGAATAAGATCTGTAGTCTAGATTGGCTAAGGAATGATAATATATATTTCATGATAGATAAGATTAAGTTAGATATAATAAGCAGTTTATAGACATGCTTAGGTCATTTAGGTTAAACAATCTCAGCTAACGCTCTCACGAATGCAGGTAGATTATTAGTGTTCGTGTATGAGCCATACTTAGCGAAGCAGGGCATAAGATCGAACTTAGATTTTAATTGATTGTACACTTTGTCGTGATCATAAGTACATAATACTTGTTTTGAGTTCGTGAACGAGATCACTGTGTTTGTTCCGATTAGAGACTTTCTGATTACAAATCTCTTTGTTGTAATTGGGTTTGACATAGAATTATTTATTAAATTAAATTAAATATTATTATTTAACTTCATATATATTATCATTATATAAATAGAGTAACTCCGTGGATGCTATACATACTGAAAGGTAAAAGCTCAATCCCTTTTACAGATCCATATCATTCGACTCATTGCATAATCTAGAAACCTTAGAAGTTGGGGAACCCGGCAAACTAAAAAGCGTTTTCCTTTTTGAAAGTAAAATTAGAAAATAGGGTAGTAACAAAAACTATCTCTACATCTCATAACTCTCTCAACAAACTAAAAATTTTTTATAGTATTTT